GAATTTGCTATTGGGTTTGCAGAGTGGATGAACAAAACAGAAAATAGATTAGGTTATCATGAAACTAAAAATGAATGGTATCATTTTGATTCAGGAAAATGGATAACAACAAAAGAACTATTAGAAACCTATAAAAAAGAAAACAAATTATGAGAACAAACGTTTTAGAAACAGTAAAAGTAAATAGCACGGCTATTAATGAAGTAAAGTATGATGTTGAAAACGAAGCTTTACAAGTAGAGTTCGTTAACAAAAGTAAGTATATCTATAAAGAAGTGCCTAAGCATGTATTCAATGGTATTGCAGATTCAGATTCAAAAGGTAAGTTTATCAATCAATACATCATTGGCAAATTCAAATACGAAGCTGTTCCAGCAGCGCCATTAATCCAACATGGGAACGGTGCTATACACGTTACTCGCCTTGAAGTTATTAATCACGCTTCAAATAGCCATGCAATTGGTAGATTATTAACATTGTATAAATCTATGGGCGACTTTAATGAAATTGAATTGGATTACCAAGATGGTGGTAAAACTCTTAAAATATTTCTATCTTAGATGAAGAGTTATAATATACAAAACTATATCCGCTATAAGGAAGATATTAAACAAGCAATGAGTCGTATTGATGGTAAATTCTGGGACGAATATACTAGAGATGAATTGATCATTAAGTTTCTTCCTTTAGTGGAAAATATAGCTAAAAAGTTTTCTACCACAACCCAGGCGTCTGGTGTATTAGATATTACAGATCTTATTCAAGCAGGTTCAAAAGGCTTAATAATGGCTATTGACAAAATTGAGTGGACAACAATAACTGATTCAGATGATCCAGAAAAAACTATTAAGTCATTTCTATCAAAAAGAATTAAGGGCTCAATTAGAAGAGATATGGATATATATCGTGGCAGCATAAAACTTCCAGAACATAAGTTAATTGAAATGAGAAAAGACAATGGCCAAAATCAAGATATGGTTGCAATGTTTTTCAATTCAATATTCTTAAGTCTAGATGAGCAAATGGAAGATGATAATGACGATAATATGTTATACCAAATTCCAGACAAATCTGAAGGCTATAATATAGATCTTATGAATATCTATTTAACTGGATTGCTTAAGAAACATTTAGACCATCGTGAGTTTGAAGTTTTAAGATTAAGTTATGGATTAGACTGTGATAAACATTCTGCAATTACTATTGCTGAACTGTTAAATATTGAAGGTAACAGCGCTTATGTTAGAGTTTCAGAATTAAAAAAGCAAGCAATTAAGAAATTAGTTGACAACGTTGATCCCTCTCAAGTCCTTGATTACCTATAGTTTAAATGTAAATAGATTATAGAATACGTAACTATATAAATATAAATATTAAACAATTAAATCAAATATATGGCAGAAAAAAAAATGACGCTAAATGAAAAGTTAGCAATTATTCAAACAGAATTCAAATCTAAAAAGAGTAGATTCAATTCGTTTGGCAAGTACAATTTTAGGTCGGCAGAAGACATATTAGAAGCAACTAAACCGTTTTTATTACGTCTTGGTGTATCAGTAACCGTTACTGAAGAACTGATTGGATCAACACAGATGTTTCCTATATTGAAATCAACAGCCACAATATCTTGTGACTTAGACAGTATAAGTTCAACGGCAATTGTCGGCGTTGACTTAGATCAAAAAGGTATGCAAATGCCTCAGAAGTTTGGTTCAGCATCTAGCTATGGTAAAAAGTATGCTCTTGGTAATCTATTCTTAATTGACGATACACAAGATGCAGATCATGGTAAAGCAGATCCAAAACCTAAAGTTAAAATTGAATTAGGCACTGATACTTATAAGAAAGCAGAAGCTTATGTAAAAGATCAAGCTACATTAGATGTAATACTAGCTAAGTACGATGTTGATCCAAATGCTATACTCGCTCTTAAAAAACTAATATAAGTATATGACTAGAGATGAAATTTTAGAAAAATTAAAAGATGATACACATTATTACGGAGAGTTTGGTTCCCAGTTTATTAGTAATTCAAATATATCGACTCTGCTGACTAATCCTTTACTATTAAAAGTAAAGAGTGAAGCAAATGTTAACTTTGCTATTGGAGGTTACTTCCATACAATGATATTAGAACCTGATAAGTTAGACAAATACAAAGTAATAGATGCAACAACCCGTAATACTAATAAGTATAAAGAATTATCTGGCGGTGAAATATGTTTGTTACAACACGAGGTTGACAAAATAGAATTGATGCGGGACAAGATGATGTCCAATAAAATATGTGCTGGACTAATAAAAGGTTTTAATGTAGAGTATGAAGTTCCTGGCATTGCAGAGATTAACAATGTAATGTGGAAAGGTAAAGCGGATATATTAAACCATGATGAAGGATTGATTATAGATTTGAAAACGACCTCAGATATATCATCATTCCCATATTCAGCAAAGAAATACAACTACGATAGCCAAGCGTATATATATAGAAAGTTATTTGGATATGACTTAATATTCATGGCTATAGACAAACAAACCAATCAGATCGGTATATTTGATTGTTCTGAAACATTCTTAAAGAGTGGTGAAGATAAAGTTATGAGAGCAATAGACGCTTATACATTATTCTACAAAACAGAGGACTTTGATCCTCAACAACATTTATTAACAAAAACACTTTAATTAAATCAAAATGAAAAGAAGAACAATTGCAGCAGTAAAAACAAGAGTATGTGACGTAACAGGTTTAGAAAGACCAGAGTCTGATTTCTACAAAAATCAATCGCATTTAAAATCAGTAGACAATTTAAGAAGATCTACAGGAGCAACTAAAAACCAGATGGCTAGGTTTTATCAGCAGCTTACAGCATAAACACGAATGGCTATTGATAATAATAGTATAACAAATAACCTTATAAACAAATAAAACGAGAATTATGGCATCAATTATTAAATGTTCAATCAATTTAAACGAAATCCCTAAGCACAAAATTATTGACGGTAAGAAAGGAAAGTATTTACCAATCACAATTACAATCAACGATGAGGTTGATCAGTTTGGTAATCAAGGACCAGTAATGGTTGAACAATCAAAAGAAGAACGTGAAGCGAAAGCCGCTAAAGTTTATCTTGGAAATGTTAAAGTAGTATGGACTAATGGAACTAACGTTCCTGCGGCGCCAAGACAAGATGGTAGTGGACAACAACCACAACAAGTTAAACAACCAGCAATGGTTGAGGACGATTTACCGTTCTAGAATATACCAATGCTAACTGTTAGGCTCGACATCTTAGAAAAAAGGTTCACAGTAAGGTCGGCAAACCAGGAACCTTGATCTTATTAATGAAAAGCAATGCAGATTTAAAACTCTAATGAGCCTTACAATCTAATTAATAAGAAAGACACAGGTTGGTATAATGTACCTATAGCGCTTCCCGTAAGATCAGCCTTTAGGTCTTTTTTAGGTATAGGCGCACTAACTTCCTTTTTCAATAGAACGCAATCATTATCTTGTACAAGCTCCGTAACTGATAACTCGGTAAGCTACAGGATATACAAGTGGCGTTAGGCGGGACCAACTCCGGAGAGGTTAAGTAACATCGCCTTTTATATGGTGTAGCGGTTTTTGAACCATTACCTCATAACACACTTAACAAAGGTTATTTGTATTGACACGCACGGCAGCCGAAATTATACTAGTCCTAACTAGGCAATGCGAATAATGAAGACCAGATACCTCACGGTGCGTAGGTAAATTTCAAAGCTGGTTAATAACCTTTTTTAGTTAGTTAAACCCCATTTATTGGGGTTTTTCTATCTATAATTAGTAACAACAAATAAAACAATAAATGCAAACAATAGAGATAAATGGTTTCTTGATTGACCAATTCAATCAATACAAACTTGAAGAGGGTAAGAGTCAAGGAACATGCCCTCTATGTTCTACCGATAGAAAAGCCAAGAATGAAAAAGCCAAATGCGCTATGTATGATTGGGATAGAGGTATTGGAACTTGTATGAATTGTAGTAAGACTTTTCAATTGCACACCTACAAACGTAAAGGTGCGTCTGAAAAAGTTTATGTTAGACCTGCAGAACAAGTTAATGTAACTCCTCCAAGTACTAAGATTGTAGAATGGTTTAAAGACAGAGCAATATCAGAACAAACATTAAACGATTTAGGCGTTACTGAAGGTCTTGAGTTTATGCCTCAAACTGGTAAAAGCGAAAATGCTATACACTTTAATTATTTCATCGGCGATCAACTTATAAATATAAAATACAGAGATGGTAGAAAGAACTTTAAGTTGTATAAAGGCGCTGAGAAAGTTTTTTACAATATTAATAGCATTGTGGGTTTTGAGTATTGTATCATCGTGGAGGGCGAAATGGATGTCCTTGCCTTGCATGAGTCCGGGATCACTAATGCAATATCTGTACCAAATGGGGCAACGCTTAATACAAACAATTTAGAATACCTGGATAATTGCATCGACTATTTTGAAGACAAACAAAAAATAATAATAGCAGTTGATTCAGATGCTGCCGGGCAAGCCCTGCAGTCTGAGTTAGTTAGGAGATTAGGATCAGAAACTTGTTATATTGCAACTTTCGATGATTGTAAGGATGCAAATGAATATTTAATTAAATACGGTAAGGAAGCTTTATCTAATAGAATTAGCAGAGCTAAACCTGTGCCATTAGAAAATGTAACAACCTTTAGAGACATAGAAGATGAAGTCACGGATTTTGTACGCAATGGGTTTAAACCTGGATTCCAGGTTGGCCTTGAGAATTTCGATAGTATTTTCTCTACTTATACGGGTCAGTTCATCACTGTTACTGGTATACCTAGTTCTGGAAAGTCTGACTTTGTTGACCAAATGGTTATAGGTTACAATGCTAACTATGGTTGGAAAACTGCTTATGCTTCTCCTGAGAATCACCCTACTTATTTGCATGCTCATAAGTTAATGAGAAAAACTTGGCAAGGTATGCCCGGCGTTGAAGATATTAAATCAGAGAAGTGGAATCAAGTAGCGGACCATGTTAATGATAATTATTTCTTTATTGACATGGAACGTTATACTTTAGAATCGGTACTGCGTAAAGGTGCTGAGCTAGTTAAACGTAAAGGAATTAAATGCTTAGTTATTGATCCATTCAATAAGGTAAGATCCGCGGATGCTTCTGGCGATGTAAATGTATACACGTTAGAATACTTAAGTCAGATTGAAATCTTTGCTAAAAAGTATGATGTATTAGTTATGGTTGTAGCGCATCCAACTAAAATGTATAAAGACAGTAGTGGCAAGATTGAAGAGCCTACTATGTACAACATTAAAGGTGGTGGTGAATGGTACGATGCATCATATCATGGATTATTAGTTCATAGAAACTACGAAGACAAAACTGTTAAAGTAAAAGTTCTTAAATGTAAATTTCAAAACCTAGGTGAGAATGGTGCTGAATGTCATTTCAAGTGGGAACCAGCTTCAGGTTGTTTCTTACCACACGTTCCAGCAGTAAGTTCAGACGATAAGATGCCTTGGGACTAAATGGGTAGTGGAACTAAAAAGAAAGGGGCCATAGACATGGGCAGTTATTCTTGCAAACTTAGTGAATGCGATGCTAGAGATTGGGGTATAAGAAATGGCATATACATTGCACCATTTGCTAAAAGCCCTACTGAATGGTATATAACTATAAATGTTAATGGTAAGATAAGCACAAGTCCTGAAACTTATGGTAAAGTAGAGATATGGAAACAAATATATAAATACTATCTTTATTATTATAGTAAGTATACTAAGCAAGAAATAAAAGAAGAGCCTAAAGCAGTAGAAAAACAAATTAAAAAAGAAAAAGTAATTAACGATAACTTAAAACTATTCTAGTATGAAGAATTATGAAGAACAATATAAAGAATTATTATGGGAATGTTTAACAAAAGGAACTCATAGATTAGATCGTACTAAAGTAGGCTGTAGTTCTATTTTCAATGCATCTTTAAGTATAGATGTTTCAAAGTATTTCCCCATTATAACTGGTAGAAGAATGTCGCAAAAGATATTTGACACGGAGTTTGAATGGTTTATGTCTGGTCAAACAAATATTAAAATGTTTAAAGATGCTGGAATAAAGATATGGGATGCTTGGGCAGATGAGAATGGAGATCTTGGACCTGTGTATGGGCATCAAATGCGCAATTTTAACAACCAAAATATAGATCAAATGCAAAACGTAATAAAATCATTAAGGACTGATCCAGATAGCCGCAGACACATCATATCATTATGGAATCCAGCTCAGCAAGATCAGATGGCATTGCCTCCTTGTTATTTGTATTTCCAATTTTTTGTAGATAAAGGTAAACTTAATATGTTTGTTGTACAAAGATCAGGTGATCTATTTTTAGGTATACCTTATGACGTTGCTTTGTTTACTAGAATACTATTATATGTAGCTGACTATACAGGTTTAGATGCTAATGTTTTAGATATACAGATAGTAGATGCGCATATATACAATAATCAATTAGAAGCTGTTCATGAATATCTTAAACAAGATAACTTTGAATTGCCTAAATATAAGTTAGATGGTAATCTACTAGAATTAATCGCATACAAACATGGACCAGTAATCACAGCGACAGTAGCTGTATAAGTAAACAAAATGACAAAAACAATTTATTTTTTGTATCACATTCCTGGTAAAAAAATAGGAGTGACACGTAATCTTAAAGATAGATTAACGATACAACAAGGGTATCAGACTGGAGAATACGAAGTTCTAGATTCAAGTGACGATATAGATTATATATCAGCGCGAGAGTTAGAACTTCAACTTATCTACGGTTATAAGATAGACAGACAATCATATAAGAATTTAATCAATAAACAAAAAAATAAAATGGTATTAAATGTAACAGAACAAACAACAACGTTTCCTTGTCCAGTTAATAAACTAAAAGGTAACTTGTTTGACAACTTAGGAATACAATTTAAAACAGGCTTTGGTAGTTATACGTTAACTCCTGTTATTGCAGAATGGATTGTAAAGAATGCTAATGTATCTATGTTCAATCCAGGTAGAACTTATGTATACAATAAAGCATTAGAAGAATTTGCTAAAACGTTATTAGAACCAAAAGCAAAATCTAAAACAGAAGTTCCTAATGTATATGATTTGATCAGGCAATGGGCGGATGAAAGAGGCATCTATAGAAACGGCGATAATAAAACTCAGTTTATAAAGTTAATGGAAGAAGCTGGAGAATTAGGAAAAGCTATTCTTAAAAATGACAAAGAAGAATTCATCGATGCTATTGGAGATTGTATGGTTGTATTAACTAATCTTGCAGCATTAGAAGGATTAAAAGTTGAAGACTGTGTTGTATCAGCTTACAATGTAATTAAGGATCGTAAAGGCAAAATGGAGAACGGCACATTTGTTAAAGAGGGCCCTTGGTTAGTCCCAAGGTGCACTACTCAATTAAACGCAACAACATTATAATGAGAAAGAAAGAAATTGAATTTAGAGATCCAGTCGTTGAATCAGTTGTAGATAAATTTATAAGTAGATCAGATGTTGGCTTTGCAAAGTACGGTAAAACATTACGAGATGATAAGTCAGATTTGTTTGCTTGGGCTAATCATTTACAAGAAGAGCTAATGGATGCTGTGCTATACATACAACGTTTAAAAGAAGAGTTAACTGATCTTGAACAAGAAGCAATGATTAAACGCGCTGAAGTTAATTATACAACAGTCGACGCTAAAAAAGAAAAATACAGCGCTTACAATTAATGAAAAAGATTAGTAGAAAGAAAGGTCCTGTGGTAGCAAAAAAGGTAATGTATGACGGCATTACCTTTGCTTCAGGTCTTGAAAAGTATATGTACAAAGTATTAAAAGAACACGATATAAAAGCGCAATATGAATCACACACTTTTGAACTTGTCCCTAGTTTTCAATTTCCGAACAAAAGCTTTGAGAGACAGTCCAATGGTAAAGGAGGCTTTGAGGACCGTGGCGACAAAAAAATACTTAACTTAAAATATACACCAGATTTCATTGGTAAAGATTTTATAATTGAAACAAAAGGCAGAGCCAACGAATCTTTCCCATTACGATGGAAGTTATTCAAGAAATGGATGCACGATAACGATGACACAAGAACATTATATAAACCACAAAATCAACCAGAATGCGACAAGACAGTTCAGTTAATCCTGCAGAATCGAGAAGGCTAGCATGGAAAAATTACGCTGAAAGGCAATTTGATAAATGGGTTAAATGGTCTTTCAATGTTAATGGTAAAGTTAAATACAAGGATATATTAAAAATGCGAGAAAAATATAAAATAGATGGCAAAAAACGAGGTTGGATCTAAAAAGATCAGGAATATAAGCAGACCAGGGATTCATGCAAAAACAAAAAATAGTAATAATAAAACAAGTAAAAATTATGTTAAAAGATATGCAGGACAAGGAAGATAAATATTGGAGTTTAACAGTTGGGTTTTACCCAGGAATTCTATTTGGAATAAGAACTTATGAAGAAGAAACGTATTCAACGCATGTTTTATACTTGCCATTCATAGATATTGCTTTTGAAATAGAAAAATAAAATATATGGGATTATTTGATAAGAGATTAGAATACAAACCATTTGAATATCCCGACTACTACACGGAAGGTTGGCTCAAACAAGCACAAGCTTTTTGGTTGCATACTGAAATAAGTATGTCAGGAGATTTAAAAGATTGGAATGAACAATTAAATGAAAAAGAAAAGAACCTGGTAGGAAATATTCTACTGGGTTTTGCTCAAACAGAATGCGCAGTTTCAGATTATTGGACACAGAAAGTTGTTAGTTGGTTTCCTAAACACGAGATACAACAAATGGCTATGATGTTTGGATCACAAGAAACTATTCACGCTGTTGCTTATAGCTACTTAAATGAAACACTTGGACTTGAAGATTACAAAGCTTTTTTACACGAACCCGCAACGGCTGAAAGGTTTAACAACTTGGTTGGATATGAAGGTAACTCTCACACTGGGATTGCTAAGTCTCTTGCTGTGTTTAGCGCTTTTGCTGAAGGGGTTAGTCTTTATTCTGCATTTGCTGTATTGTATTCTTTTCAGATGAGGAATCTATTGAAAGGTATTGGGCAACAAATGAAGTGGAGTGTGCGTGACGAATCATTACACAGTAAGATGGGTTGTAAGCTATTCCGCGATATGTGCAGAGAAAACACGCAATTATTACACTTATGTAAAAAAGATATAATAGATGCTGCTAATACAATGATAGAATTAGAAGTTGCTTATATTGATAAGATGTTTGAGATGGGTGATATTGAAGGTATTAAAGCGGTAGACTTAAAACACTTCATTAAGAAGCGTACAAACGAGAAGTTGATGGAGCTTGGTTATGTTGAACTAAAAGATCATTTTGCTTACGACAAAGATGCTGCAGCAAATTTAGATTGGTTTTACCATTTAACTGGCGGGCATACGCACACAGATTTCTTTGCAATAAGATCTACGGATTATAGTAAAGCAGGCGAAGGGGAAGATTATGAAAATATATGGTAATTAAAAAATAATAAAATGAAAGAACAATCATTAATAGAAATGAAAAACAAAGTTGAAGCTTTGTCAAGAGTAATGCAGCAAGTTATAAATGAATTAACAAACTTAAGAGACTTGTCAATTGGTACGTTAGAAGCTTTAAAAAACATGCCTGGATATAATGAAGCTATAGAAAAACTAAAAGCAGATGTGATTACTAAATCAGACGAAAAAAAGCTAGAACTTGATGTGGAATAATGAATGGGTTAAAGGTATAGATTATCCAGCATGGGGTGATACAGATGTATACAAGAAAACAATAACAGGAGGTTACTTAATATTTGATGAATCGCCCGCAGATGCTTATTTGCGGGTTGCTAAAACAGTAGCGAGGCGTTTATACAAGCCAGAACTAGCTGAAAAGTTTTTTGAATACATTTGGAATGGCTGGCTATGTTTAGCTTCTCCAGTGTTGTCTAATACAGGCACAGATCGAGGATTGCCTATTAGTTGTTTTGGAATTGATGTTGCAGATAGTATTCAAGATATTGGTACTAAGAATTTAGAGATGATGCTACTCGCTAAGCACGGCGGTGGAGTTGGTGTCGGTATTAATCAAATCAGACCCGCTGGCGCTAAAATAACAGGTAATGGAACATCAGACGGAGTCGTGCCATTTTGTAAAATCTATGATTCAACAATCCTTGCGACAAATCAAGGTTCTGTTAGAAGAGGAGCAGCATCAGTTAACATCAACATTGAACACCCTGATTTTGAAGAGTGGCTTGAAATCCGCGAACCCAAAGGAGATGTCAATAGACAATCGCTTAATTTACATCAATGCGCAGTTGTTGGTGATAAGTTTATGCGAAAGCTTGAACAAGGAGATGCTAAAGCTAGAGATAGATGGAGTAAACTTCTTAGAAAACGAAAAGCGACTGGAGAGCCGTATATCATGTTTAAAGGAAATGTTAACAAGGCAAATCCGCAAGCATATAAAACCAACGGTTTAAAAGTTCACATGACTAATATATGTAGTGAAATAACATTACATACAGACGAGACGCACAGTTTTGTGTGTTGTTTATCATCATTAAATTTAGCAAAATATGAAGAGTGGAAAGATACAAACCTCATTTATGACTCAATATGGTTTCTTGACGGAGTCATGGAGGAGTTTATACAAAGAGCAAAAGGATTACGTGGATTTGAAAATTCAGTACGTTCAGCAACTAAAGGAAGAGCACTTGGCCTCGGAGTGCTTGGCTGGCATACATACCTGCAAGAAAAAGGATTGCCGTTCGAAGGCCTGCTCGCGCAATACGAAACTAGAAAAATATTTAGTCAAATCAAAATTGAAAGCGAACGTGCCAGTCGCGTTCTTGCTGAGGTTTATGGTGAACCTTTATGGTGTGTTGGTACTGGTATGCGCAACACTCACTTGCGTGCCCTTGCTCCTACTGTTAGTAATAGCAAACTTTCTGGAAATGTGTCAGCAGGGATTGAACCGTGGGCTGCAAACGTTTTCACTGAGCAAAGTGCTAAAGGAACTTTCATTAGGAAAAATCCAACGTTAGTTAAGTTATTAAAGAAACATAAATTAAATACAGATGAAATTTGGAATAAGATTTTGGCGGACGGAGGATCGGTACAGGGCATTGATGAACTTGAGAATATATTCTGTGCTCACGAAGTTCCGGCTAAAGATGTTTTTAGAACGTTTAAAGAAATCAATCAACTAGAATTAGTTAATCAAGCAGGCTTGAGACAGCAGTATATTGACCAAGCAGTTAGTTTGAATTTAGCTTTTCCAAGTGAAGCAACCCCTAAGTGGCTTAATAAAGTGCACATGGATGCGTGGAAAAAAGGAGTTAAGACTTTATATTATATGAGGACTGAGTCTGTTTTACGTGGAGATATAGCGGCTAAAGCTATGGACGAAAGTTGTTTATCGTGCGATGGTTAATATTCGTTGGTAATGAACATTACTGTTCATTGTCAATGAACGTTAAAATATAATGAACATAAATAAAAAAAGGGGATTCTCATTACGAGGTCCCCTTTCTTATTTTGGAACGTTAGGTATGGTGCCTATTTATAGATGTTCCTTTTCTTTTCTTTTTCTTCTTTTGCTAGTATCCTATTAATACGTTTAATTTCTGTTTCTTTTCTTAAAGCTTCTAAGTAATTTTCAAATTCAGATTCAGATAAATTATTTATACTATCTCTTTTTATTTCCTTAAGTACTTCTTTTTGTTTACTAGTAAATAGTTTTGAAGCTTCTTTTTCTGCTAGATACTTATCTAATTGAGCTTTTGGTAATTTATTTATACTATCTTTTACAGCTAATCTTTCCGTTTTTTTCTTTAGAACATAAGCTTTAAAATCTTCAGGAGATAATTTGTTTAAGCTATCTCTGGTCATAGTCCTAGTTTCTTTCATCTTCTGTATGCCAACAGTCTTTCTTCCTAGTTTCGCATTAGCTTTTATAATGTCGCTTTCTTCATTTTTAGCGCCAACAGCATACGGCTTATATCCTAAACCCATAGCAATACGTTGCCAAGATTTATTTCTAGAGTCTAGGGCTTCAGATACGTTATTAACTTTTGTTACAAGTCTATTTACAGGTAAGTTTGTACCGGCCTCAACAACTTGTCCTAACACTGAGTAGGAAGGGCTTAAATTTAATTTACCATTTGCAGTAACACTCCACCCTCTTTCTTTTATTACATCTTTTTCAAATTCAGCGGTCCTCATTGCGCCAAAAGCTTTTTGAAATTTAGATCCAAGCGGAGGTGCGATGTTAGCTGCTTCTATTAATACTTTGCCGTAATCAGCTTTAAAACCTTTTTCTTTTTCTTCAAAATATTTTTTAGCAACATTCTTTAAAGTTGCAACAATAGCTCCGCCTAATCCAGATCCTCTTAATAAAGTATCAACCGTACCGTTGCCAATTTCAATCCACTTATCTTTTGCTGTCTTTTTCTTTTTGTCTTCTTCGTCATCATCATCATCAAACAGCACGGTAAACAAAGCACTTTGTAAACCGCCAAATATAATATTTTGAACGGCCGTGTAGTACACAATTTTAGATATGTGGGTTTTTGCATCGCCTCTCCCGTTGATAAGATCTAATGCTGACTTCTTAATTAAACGAGCCTGTTGCATAGGTGTATTCTGGAATGCTAAAACTAACCTACCTGCAGTGCTTGCTTGTTGTTGCGATATATCCCGCGGATCACCGGATTGCTGTGTCTCGTCGGTTACTTTAGAAAAATCTTTCCAAGCTTGAGCCCCTGCTTCATCTAACTCCATTCCTTGTTTAAGGTATGCGTTAACTTTATTCCTATAAAAACTAGCCCCACCTATTCCTATTGCAAAACTATCCGCTATTTGAGTAGGCATAAATCCTTTTTTCAATAAGTAAGATATTACTGCCGATGCTTTATTTTTACTACCCTCCGCGGCATTAGCTATTTCAGCTGAAGTAACATCCTCTTTCAACCCAGATCTTCTTTCTTTAATCTTATCTGAATTAAATATCATGGCGAAATCTTTCCAATATTGCGGTTGATTAGCAAAAGCTAAAGCAGCATTCAATGGGTTATTTTCTCTCCAGTTTAAGTAGTTAATTGATCCAACAGTTTGTAATAAAGCTGATTTTGTATTAAAGAACATTATCGCTGCGGTTGAATTATTAATCCAATTTAACCATGCTGCATTTAATCTGTTAGTACCTGACTCCCTATTTGTTCCATTAGTCATTCTATAAATAGAATCTTCTAAAGCTTCTCTAAAGTTAGATCCATATATTACTTCAATTCTATTTAGATTCTCAGGTGTAAATATTTCTTTTGAGTTATCTATAAATTCAGCTAAGTATTTTTTTCTACCTAATTTTTCTGTTATGTTATGCAAATCAGAAATTATAGTTTCAGCATCCCAGTATTCTGTAGGTTCTATCCATCCGGTGCCTTGACGGCCGGTAGCTATTAGCCCAGCTTTGTAGGCGGATAAAGACGCATCGTTATTTACAAAGTTAACCATTGCTGTAATATCAGATTTATCTAATCCTGGAATCTCAACACCCATAGAGTTCCACATAGAAACCCTTATAGCTTGGTCGTAAGTAAAATTACCGTCAGGTGTTAGTTTGCCTAAATTTTTATTAACGTCTGGGAAGGCTTTCTTTAAAGCGGTATAATCATTCTTAATTGACTGTTTAGCCGCGTCTATTAAAGCGATACCATTTGAATATGGTTCTAACAATGCTTTAGTGAAAAACTTATATTGTCTTTCACCAATCTTGCCTCTGCCCAAAAAGTCATACAAAAGCAATTCAAAGTCAGCTGCGGATGGCGGAACAAAGAATCTATATTTACCAATAGCAGTGCCTTTTCTTTTAGCTAATATATCAGAGAAATTTTCATTAGGATCTAACCCTACGTTCTCTTGCAATATATCATTAAACCTAGAGTTTAAACTCTTACTAAATTTAAGTCTAGCTTGTTGTATTTTTGATTTAACATCTAATACATCTAGAGCGTCTTTAACTGCTTTAACGTTTTGTATTGCATCATCGGAGAAATAGAAATCATTATATCCTTCTGTAGCTTTACCGGTCATCCAGTTAGCTTTTGCTTGAGCTGTACTATTGCCTAATCCTGTTATATTTTCTAATGGTATATCAATACCAATTGATGATAGGAATTCGTGTATTGGTCCTGCCGCGTTTGCTGGTCTAGCCGTAAGAATAAAGAAGTTGTCAGGTCCAAATTTACCAATCATCTTTTTCATCTTCTCAACCATAGGTCCTGGTTTACCGCCTACTACTTTGCTAAATTCTGAAAAATCAAATTCTGCTCCATTTTCTAATAATATAGAGCCGTCTTTAGCAAATTCTTCAGCGTTTAATTTTCCTTTAGAACCATCAGGCATTGTGTATAGCACACTACCTTTAGTTAATCCAACAGTATCATCAAAATCAAAAACAGATATTCCTTTTGCTGTTTTAGATAATTTTGAAGAAGTTGATACGGCATTAATATTTATATTATTCTGGGTAGCTTTTTCCCAATATTCAGAAGTAATTAAAGACTCTGCTTTACTAAATTTAGTAGTGTCTTTAACAAATTTTGACGGGTCATTAACTATATCGTAATCAGATTTTTGATCCCAATCATTGCCTAATTGAAAAAATAGCCTTTCGATTACACGCCTATTATCACCATTCTTACCCGCAGATATAGAGGTTATACGACTATATACATACATATTGCCTTCAATTTCAGGAACATTTAATAATTGTCCAACATTTCTACCTTTATACGTAAATGATCCACTGCCTTGTATATGAATAACGTCTTTGCCTGCATTTATTTGTCCAAGCGCTTTGCTTGTTATTGGCTTACTAGGCCCATTTTTTTCTTTTTTAACATTATCCCATACTTCCTTAGTAACAATTAAAGAATTAGGATTTTTACTTATATTATTTTTTATCAAATAATCTAGTGTAGCTTTTCTTATTTCGCTATTAAGCATTGCTTCTTTAAAATCAGCATCTCCATCAAACCCTTTTGTTAACGATATATTTTTACCTAATATGTTCACATTAGAGGTGCTTCCGTGGGGAGCGTATTTATCGCTTTTTAACTCTGCTATTATAGCTCTGCCGTCTTTGCCTATTTTATATACTAAATCTGGATTTTTACTATTAAATTTATCTGGTATTCTTTCGTTTAAAATAAACTCAGGGTTGTTTTTAGAAAAATTTCTTAATTTTGTATATGTTTCTGCTTCAAATTTAACGCCCTCATTTGATTCCCATACCCTTTTATATTCTTCTGGTAAGTTGGCAACTTTTCTTCTCCATTCCTTTTTAAAATCAGCATAATTAATTTTATCTTTATCCCCAAGCGATTTGTAAAAGGCAATCAATTCTGGAGAATTAAAATCCCATTGATTTTCTTTTAGTAAAAATAACATTGAGTTTGTTGTGCCTGCTTTTGAAAATTTAACATTTCCTCTTTCCACTTGGTTGGTAAACGTTGTAGTTAAAACATCATTAATTTGCACGCCTAATCTTTCTTGGTTTGCTGCAAAAGCTTGAAAAATAGGGCCTTGCAATTTAAAGTCGTTTAAGATAACGTCAAACGCTATTTCTTCAGCCATAGCTTTAGATCCGGATTCTTTTCTGCCTCTAATAGGATTACCGTCTGGCCCAATAAATTGCCCTAAGAAATCTACATCAGAAACATTATTAAATACATTAGGTATTCTTCTTACTAATTCAGCGCCGGATGTTCTTCCAGCAAGGTCGGTAGACATTGTTTCTCTATCTATCTTTTGACCAACCCAAGTAGGAAAACTAACCCATTGTCCATTTACCTTCTTTTGTATTGCTTGCGGGATTCCGCCTTGACCATCTTTACCCATTAACCAAGTTGTAGTCATATTCTCAAGAATATAACGCTTAGTTCTTAAAAGTTCTTTTCTAAATACACCGTCTTTTTTACCGCCTAACATTGTTTTTATATCAATGTCAAGTTGTTTACCTATCTCGTCTCTAATCTCCGCAATTAATGGAGTTACCGTTCGGTTCAACGTAACAGGAGCGTCTATCCTTGATTTTAATGTTCTAACGATTGGTAATATCTTCTTATTAGCTGTTTCTAACACGTCTGGGGCTAAAACTTTTGATTCTAATGCGTTTTTATATGTTGGTTTTTCAGCAACTCTTTCGGTCATATTTTGATCCGCTGTTTCTGTTGCTGCAACATTCACTTCTTCTGAAACGTCACTAGTAAATTCTTTATCCAATATACGTCTAGAAGCCGTGATAGCTCTTACCGGTAAATACTTATTAATATAAGCAGCTAATGGGACACCCTCTTCAGGGTCATACTTCATTATTAAATCTAGTATACCGCCTTTTCCGTTTTCTATTTCATAAGTTAAGTCTGGCTCTGAAAACCCTGGTGCATCTCTACGTTTATCTACGATGCGTGCTGTAATTGGTTTAAATAGTTTCATTATTTCTAATGATCCTTCCGCTCCTTTTTTATCATATATTTCTTGTACCTTGTCAGAAGATATTTTACCCTTATTTTCTTTTATTATTTCTTTAACAGACGACTCTTCTGATACTTCTTTTTTAGGTTTTTCAACTACGGTAGTAGGTTCAGCTTTAGCGGCTAACTTGGTTTCAGCTTTTATTTTTGTTTCAAGATTGCTTTTAGTATTTTTATAATCACCCTCTTCCATGTCGCCATAGCCCTCGTCATATTCTTCTTCTAAAGCCGCTAATTGCTCTTTTAATTCCTCAATTTTTGTTTTTGAAGACTTAGGACCGGTTACCGCAGGTTTTGCGCCTTCTTCATCCTCATCTGAAAATTTACCGCTTAATTGGTCAATATTATATTTATTTTTACCTCCAAAATGAGCTGTTTTATTAAAGTTTCTTACAAACTGATAAACATCAGCTCCTTCGGATTCTTTAAACTGTAAATCCTCTTTTAAGTATTTATTAACAAAGCTTCTTAATTGATTTAATGTATCAGGCTTTAATTTTCTACCATCAGCAGCTAAATCAGATACGGCATTTAAAACTTCAATGTTATACGAAGAATCCTTTATTAACTCTCCGTTTTCATCATAAACTCTTTCCCCTTTTTTATTCTTTTTTGCATAGCTACTATCAAGACGTTCTTTAACTAAAGCATATAAATCCGCGTCTTTATTTTGTATATATGATAATAGTTTTTCACCTTGTTGAGCGGTTGCTTTATCTGATTTAAGTCCTTTGTCTACAATTACGTGCAAGAGTTCATGAGAACCAATTCCTGTTCTAAGCCCCTCAGCAGACTTATTTAAGTCTATTACGATTTTAGATCTGCCATCAATAGTAAGTTTTTGAGCATCAACATCTCCGCTTTTAATATCTGCTAATGTTTCTTTTCTTTCAGTAGGAGTATTAGATTGATACTCATCACTTGCTAAATAAGAAGCCTCTAGCCTTTTTATATTTTCACTAGGAGTACCCTCAAGAACGTCAAAATCAACTTCGATACCTTCATTAACAGCATGTAGTTTAGAGTTTTCAATTCCTTTATTAATCTTGCCTTTGTATACATTAGTAACCCAGTCAAGCCTAGTTTTTTCTAATAATTCTTTTTCAGAAACATTCTCTTTGCCTTCCTTAGTAAATTCCTCTTTAGCTTTTAATTGCAAAGCTAGTTTTTCTTTAAAGCCTAATGCGCTAAAGTCATTCACAACTCCTTGAAGGCTTTCGGAAGCCATCCTACTGCTGTATGTTTTATAACCTAATGTGCTATCAAATTTTACATTACGAGCCGTTGCAATTTTACCATTAGTTTCTTTAATAATAGGATCATTTAATATAACTTCTTTCTTTTCTATAAGTTCATTAAATTCTTTTCTATATTCGTCTTGTATTTCTTTCAGCTGAGCAGGAGCAACATCAGGGTTTGATGCAACAGCCCTAAAATCTTTATTAATATCTCTAATTTGTCTATTAATATCGCCTACTGTTTTTAATTGATCTAGCGTTAATCCTTTGCTTAACCTATCATCAATTCCTTCGTATATATTCTCTTTTCTAGCGGTAAGCTTATCTACTAGCCCCTGTACTTCATTGGTTAACCTACCTAATGGTAATTTTTGGTTTAACGCATAACCCGGTACTCCTGTTATTTTTGCAATTTTATTTACAATATCACTCATTTCACGTTGCTCCTTTTTAGAAGCTACTTCGCTTCTGTAAGCTTGCTTAACAACGGAACCACTTGGCAAAGAAGCTAATCCCCCACCAACTAAACCTCCTTGAGCATAAGTTTCTGTAAAACCATCAAACCAGTTTTTATTTTCATTTAGTAATAATATATCCGTAAGATTATTCATTGCGGTAGTTGCTACCTCTGATAAGCCTTCTTTATTAAAACTTTTTACCATATTTTTAGCAGCCCACTCTGCACCTTCTTTTAAAGACTTTTTAGGCAATTGCTTCATACCTTGGGATACACCCTTGATAAGAGGCATTGTACCTAGCTTCTCAAAAATAACTTCAGCCGCTCCAGCTAAAACTCCAGACGTTAATTTTTTCCATTCTGGTATACCCAGTATCTCTTTATCTTTATTGATTTGCTTCTGCAATTGAGATTGCTCAGTTGGATCCGTTGAGGCATCAATAGCATCCATATTCTCTTTCAACCTAGCTAAGGCCTCTTCTTCGTTAGCCATGAATTGGTCGGCTTTACCTCCATATCCACTAAGGAAAAACAACGGCAAAGCGGCAGGACCGGTTAAAGCCATGCTTAATGATGGAACGGCATTAACCGCAGAGCTAACTAGCCAACGACCTGCGTCAGTAACTGAATTAATGTCTTCTACACCTATTGCTTTTTGATATGTTTCTTTTTCTTTTCTTAATTCCTTAGCTAATTCATATACGCCAAATACGTCTCTTTTTCTAAACGCGTCCATCTCTGTATAATCTTGGCCTAATTCATCAACCCCTGCAACCTCATCAACACCTGTAATTATATTACCAGCTGTTTCAGAAATTGATAAAGCTACGCTTGTTCCTAGCTGTTTAAAGTTGGTTACTAATTCTTCTAGACTATTGTAATTTGCGCTAAAATTAGTTATAGCAGGCGCTAAAAAGTTTTTATTTTCTTTATCGTATTTTTCTATGCCAAGTATTTCATCTTGTAAATAGTTTTGCTTATTAAGAAGATCTATCTGATTTCTTTTCAAAAGCGCTAATCCTTCTTCTGTAGGATTTTTTTTGTAATCCTGTTTATTTTTTTCAAACAGTTTGCTAGCCTCGTTAAAGGTATTTACATCGGATTTAAGGTTGTATTTCTTTACTACACCCTCTCGTTGATATTCGTTGGTTAATATTTCAAAAGCTTTTCTTTCGTCTTTGCTTAATGAAGATGCATACTTAGCCGCTGCTTTTTCTGTGTAATCTTTTTTACGAGAAGCGTCATACATCATAAGCTCTCCTCTAGACGGCTCAGGCACTACACCTGTTTTTCTCCACTCCTTATATCTTTTAAATTCTAATGGTGTTTTAAAATCATATTCTTCGGGCTCAGCGCCTAAGCCTGTAGCGGCTACTTCACCTTTATATTTATTTTTTTCAGCTATAGCATTCCTAAAAGAACTATCTAAATTTTTCTTCCATTCAGTTGTTAATGCTTCGTTGTTAAACTCAGTGGGGGTTATGGACTTTCTAAATTTTGAATATTCTGGTCCTAGTTGTTGTTTAACGCTTTGTGCATAATCGTCTACTTTATATTGTGATATATAATCTTGTAGTCTTTGATACGCGTCTTCGTCATCAATATTGAAGTTCATAGGTACATCAAGATTTGACTTATCAGCGTTTGGTTTATATCCTATTGGCCGTACTTCAAGTCCGCCGCCAACTACAAATTCTTTAAACTCTAATCCAAGTCTTCCGTACTTCTTATTTAAGTTAGCAACAACTTGAGAGTCATTACCCTTAAGCTCTTTCTTTTGTAGAACGTCAGGGTTTTTAATACTGTTTTCTATATCTAAATTCTCTTCACTTCTAGCCCATCTTTGCTCAGTAACTCTTTGCTCTTTTTTCTTTAACGCAATAGCTTCCTCGTTCTTTTTAACAGACTCAGTTTTATATTCTTCACTTTGCCCCGCTTTTGAAAAATCAAAGGGTTCACCTTCGCTTTCTAAATTTGCACCAAAATCAGTTACTCCGGATATTTTTTCTATATTTATATATGGAGTATTTTGTTTAGCCGATGCTTTTTTAACGGGTGCTTCCTGTTCTTCATCATAAAACGCACTTGTTGTGCCACTTTTTTGAGTGCCCCATGCCTTATCAACTTCTTTTTGAGTTGGTTTAGTTTTTGAAGCAGTAGGTTCAGTTTTCTTTTTTTGCTTAGGCCTTAACTTTAAACCTTGCTTTTTAACGTATTCATCGGTAGTTAATCCTTTTTGTAAAGCCAGTGTTCTTACTTCGTCTTCTGGCAACGCGGTCCCGTTTGGGAGTAGGTATTCAAACATTGTATATTGTTTAAATTGTTTATAATTATTATTTATAGTTAGCTATTTGCAGCTATATGAGCCACTAAGGCCTTGCCGCTAAGCCCCTTCGCTTTGCCTTCTGCTTCCGCTCTTCGTTGCTTCGGGGTTAATGTTGTTGTTGGCGTATCGGTAGTATTGCCTTTTTTATCCTTTTTCTTTTTAGGATCTTCATAACGTTTAACATTAGTAGCTACTTCATCAATTTCAAGTTGTTCTTTTTGAGATTTTTCATATAAAAAATCAAATATAGTCTTGTTTAATTTTGCTTTCTCAACCGGGTCTGCTAACGTGTTAGCGTTTATTGTTACATTGTTCATTATGTCTGCTCCAAAGGTTAGTCTTTCTTCGTCAGACCATGTAGCCATATCCTCTTCTATAGAAAATTTAAGCTTTGCTTTGCCCTCTTCGTTTAACGCAAATTTTTTATAATATGTTTTAGTAGACTCATCCCATACTAGGGAAGCTTTTGGATTTAAAAATTTCATATCTATAGATCCCGCTTTGCCTTTTGCTTCGCCTGATTTTAAATCAGATTCCTGTACATAAAGCCCGCTAGATAACTTAACGTTGTCTAAATGCTTTGCTGTATCAACTACCTCAAAAAAACCACCAAACCCTTTATCGCTCATTGCATATTCTAAATTGCCGCCTTTTAATATTGCCCCTTCATTTGGGGTGCCGTCTAGATCAATGCCAATATCAACAGATGAAAAGTCAGGGGATATAGTAAATGAAGGTTGTATTGATTTACGGTCTTTAGTAGGCATTGAATCTAAGAAATGTTTATTCACAGCAGACCCAAGATTAAGCTTGCTGTAAGCGCCAGCTGTACCGCCGGCTATTTTTTTTGAATCAGCAATATCTGTTAGCAATGCCAACCTATTAGCGACCGCTTGTTTTACAATACCAGCAACTCCCCGTGCGCTTGCATAAGCTGTTTTTTCAGCATCAGTAAGAAGCACGCCGTCATCAAGTTTCCTTTTTAATTTAGACACTGTATCTATACTAGCTCCAAACGTTTTATTAAGGTCTGCGGGTGACATGTTAGGAAAAGTAGTTTGCATGTCAGTTTGATACTCAACAGTATAGGCTTGTTGCTTAGCGTCAGCTAAAACTCTTTTCTTTTCTTCCTCTTCTATTTTTTTCTTTCTTTCCTTGATGGACTCAATATTTGCATCTTGAAGACCTTTAAATGTGTCCTGCATGCTCTTCTGCATATCCCTCCAATGCTGACCGCTTTGAGTATCAACCCAAGTTTGTGAATTTCCGTATTCGCTCATATTATTTTAATTTTTTTGTAGCTTATTTATTTTCTGTATGCTGCCGCTTCGTCTTCTGACATACCTCCTATTACTATTGGATTAGTTGCTGTTGGATTTGGCGTCACGCTCGACGCCCCTACTTTTTTGCTGCAACTGCTGCTGCTCCAAATCCGCCTACAGCACTAACAACGCCTGACATCATTCCCGCGGTCGCTCCCGCCCTATCTGCATTAGCCTGAGCTTCTCTATTAGATGCACTAGACGCAACTCCAGCTACTCTATCAATTTCTCTTTGTTGTCTATCTTCTCTAGCATTAAATTGGAATTTAGCCCCTTCGCTTTCAGCTGCTTGGACTCTTTGTCCTTCTGATATACCAATGCCTTGAACCCTCTGAGCTTCTGATATACCCACATTTTGAATTCTGCCGGCTTCACCAAATTTGGCCTCTTGGGTTCTTCCTTCTTCCGCTATTTTTAAATTTTGCAAACTCTCTTCCCCTTGCGCTCTTAACTTTTCATTAGCTGCCTCTTGTTGTTCAATACTTGCCGAAATGCCTTGTTTAGACTGTAAAGCCGCTTGCGCTAAAGCAGTTGCTCCACCGGCTCCGGCCCCAGTTTCTCTTAAAGCGTCCAATGTGTTAGCTAAAGCCATGTCTGTTTGCTCCGCTTGAAATTTAGCCGCTTGAGTTGATACTCCTAGATTTGCATATTTATTGCTAGCCATTCCAGATCTATCTTTTATATTTCCAGATAAGTCTTTTGCCATTCCAGATAAGTCTTTTGCCATTCCTGACAAGTCTTTAACATTCGCGTATGGATTTATAATAGCCTGTCTGGTAGCCTGTAAAAAAGCAATCTTCTTCTCTGCAGCTGCTTTTTCTGCAGCAGCTCTTCTAGCGGCTTTTTTAGCAGCATTACCACCAAATATACCGCCAATTACACTACTCAAAACCCCTGCTCCAGCTATAACGCCGGCTCCAATTAAAGAGGCATGTTGCATAGGCTGTGGAGTATATGCTATATGCGTTAATGTATTTAATAAAGTTAACATGTATTATTTATTTAAAAGTTTATATTTCTCATAATTACTATAATAAAAACAAGATAAATTGTCTTCCAGTTCTTCTATATTAGTTGAATTTGTTGGGTTTGGGAACACGTTAACAAATATTGAATCTGTTATTGCACACAATACTCTTTTTGTTCCTGCAGGTGCTTTTACATAACAAGGACCTTCGTAAAACTCCACCCCTCTATCGGTTGCAATTTGCAGTTCTCCGGACAGTAAGAACCATACATGTTCATTTTTATGCACCCGGCCAATTACTAATCCGCCCTCTTGCATAAACATTTCTCTTATGTAGATTCCTTCTGCAAATGTATGTTTTAGAGGGAACATATCTGAATTTCCTTTTGCTATTAATTCTGAGTCAGAATTTAACATAGCTTCTTGCAAGTCCTCAACTTTGTTTATAAACTCTTTTGTTATTAAAGCTTGATTCATTTAATTTATTTGATTTTATTTAATATGATGATTCTACATATTCAGAGGATACTGCAAACAGTTCAGCTTTAGTGCTGGTTATTGCAGAGTTATCGCATGAAAAAACAGCGGTAGCATAGAAGCCTTTAATTCCGGAAATAGAGTCACCATAAACAACCTCTCCACCTTGTTTTAATACAGTTGTATTTAATATATTGCCAAAATACTTATTCTCTTTGCTTTTAAAATTATTTGAGAAAAGTTGATTTTGTAATTCAAGACTATTTTTTGGAACAGAATAACTTGCTATTGGAACACTTGTGTCTGTTTCTGTATAATACGATTCTAAATTCCAATTAGGGGTTCCCTCATAGTTTACTGTTAAAAAGGACTTAGATTGAGAAGGATTAGGATTAAAAATTAATGTAACGTTTGACTTATATTTATTTTCATAAAACTGGGCCCTTGAAACATTATTTGAATAATGTTTGTACATCTTGCCTTGACTAAATGTATAATAATTATTTCTTAAACTTACACCTTGATTTGGTATATAACTAAAGAAACTAGTCCAACCGCTGGTATCTTCGTCAAAAGCTAACGTAACGCCAGTCTGTTGACTTGGTTGTATAGATAGTACATATTGTTTAGAATGAGCATCCCATACGCCAAATAGATAGCCATCAGTCAAATTAGTGTTAGATAATTGATCTCTAAAATAATCAAACATCCCTAAACTAGATATTTCAGTTATACCATCTTGCGATAGTCTTAACACTACGTTTTGATAATCGTCGGTAAAGTATTTTCTATGGCCATAAACAGCAAAACTTTCAGGGTGTTTGCCTATACCGTAGTTGCCATCATAAGATTGTATTTGGCCTATAACTGAGGCCCCTGATGTTGTCATTGACTTCCCATCTGCGGTATAAATAGCATCTTTATCTATCAAAGCCCTGCTTACTTTTAACTCTTGAAAAATAGTCAAATTGGTATCTTCAGCATGCAACTTTTGAATTGAACCTTGTGCTGGGTCTATTGCTTTAGTTATGTTGTCGGCTACAGAGAATTGATTAGTATTATTCACGCCTGTTTTAGAGTTGAATATGCCAGAGAAAATCATGGTGCTGATAAGATACTCTCTTTGCGGAAAATCCTCTACTATATAAGCTTTTACGCCAAAGTCCACAGATGTATTGTTATACCCTCCTCTAATTCTCGCTTCCTCTATATGCCAGTCTTTATCATTATTATTAGCATAAGCACTTGGCAACCAAGCATTATTTACTATTTTTCCAAAAGTTAAATCTGTACCAATAGTAATAGCATCTGCTCCTATATTAGGGGACAAGGTTAATGTTGCGTTAGGACTCATCCCAACTGGAGGCGCTACATACGTTATAGTACGAGTATGAGAAGTGCCGTTTGTAGAATAACTAAGTACTTGACCAATTCCAACGGAACCTGCGCTGGTATTTAATATTTGCACAGTATTAGTGTTGGCGGCACCAAACCCAGCAGCGTCAGCTGTATTAGGGCCTGTTTCCAACGGGTTTAAGTTATCCACAGCGGTTATAGACGCTAGCTTTTTTAACCAAAATGAATTATAATATTTTATTTCTATAGTTGCTGCCATGTTAATATATTATTACTTGTTTTTTTATGTTATTACACGCATGAACTGAATAGAGCAAAGCCTCCGACTCCGTAAACTAATGAATTTGGCGAAATACATTTTTGGTTACCATTATACGTGCTAATACTTTTAATAGATTCGCCGGGAGCAAGTGCCCCACCGATCGTTTGAGCTATTGGATAGTTAGAATTTCCAGCTATTGCAGGCACAAGGGCTCTCCAATTTATTACGCTTTGTCCATTATTGATCAAACTCCAACTTTGAAGACCAGGAGCTCGGTACACATTTGCACAATTTCGTTTTTCAACATAGGAGTCCGCTATAAAAGTATCATACACACTCTCGCCTCGAAACTGTATAACCCTCGATGTATTTGCTCCGATTTTTGTTACCAAATCTCCTCCAAAATATAGGACTAGAGCGGCGTATGAATACTCTACAAACGATGGGTACCCCGGGGTCGGTAGTTCCCTAAAAATATTAAAAGAGGCAATAAAGTTTTGGTCATAAGTAAAGCTCCCTCCATTAGCAGGAGGAAGATTGTATACCGATAGATCTTGGCCGAAATATCTTTCTTCCCAATACCTAGGCCCAACTGTAAAGTAATCTGGGCCGCGGGGAGTATTATTAAACGTAGTAGGTGCAACTAATGTTAAACTAGTATTGCTATTAACTGTTTGAACAGTGCCTAGGCTTAACCATTCAAAATAATCAATACCTCCCCCCTCATAGATAACTGTAATAACATCTCCTGGGTTTAACTCTGACAAAAAGCTAGTTTGCACCCCTGTGACTAAGGTACTGTTACTTGAAAACGAAATTCTTCCACTATATTTGTTATATATATATTTATATAATTTATTAGTATTAACATCTTGCCTCACTCTATTTACATCCGAATCTGGCGGGGCAACAGGAATACTGCTAACTTCAATTGGAGATTGCGCAACGCCATAAGACGTAATTCTAGCGGTGGACTCAATAGCGGAAATTGTTTCCCCTGGCAAAAGCATTTTCCATAAATCAAGTTTAGCGGGCGCTGTAGCTCCAGAGCCTAGACCACCTACGTTAAGATAGTATCTTTGTGCATAAACTTCGCCTCCATCCAAAACCGGATCGTACTCTGAGTAACTTTCCCACGTCCCACACGTATTTGCGCCGGTAGGGGATTTAAAAGTAATAGAAGTATCGGCATATAGTGATCCAGTACCAGGAGTATTTAACGTATAGTCATAAGCGTCTGTTAAACGTATATTTAATGTAAATTCTGTTGCCGTAACTAAATCAGCAGTTTTAAGACTTATGACCCCTGAGGAAGGATTGATTTCATAGAAATTTTCCCAAGAAGTAGTTGAAGTAGGTAATATAGACCATTGCAATTCTTGCTTGTTAAAAGTTAAATCTGGCGTTTGTAGCGCACCGTTTGTCCCTGTACAAGAATATATTGGGCCACCTATAGGATTTGTAATTGGTACAATGGTACCAGGAGTAGGCGCACTTATAACTGGCACAGAATTTTTTAAAGAACCAGTTTTAACTATTGTGGTATTGCCATTTTGGGGGTCTATTACAGTGAAAGTAAAAGTGTAACTTTCTTTTGTTCCAGCATTTTTTAAGAAAGTAAATTGTCTTCTTATTTTTATAACCCATTGACCTGTCCCAATACCAACGGTTTCTTTAAATAATTCAAAATCTTCATCTCTTGTTCCCCCGTCTCCATCAGTAACAGCCATTAATATATTAGTAACAGTGCCCACCACTACCCCGATATTATTTATTGGTTCAAAGTAACTACATATATATGGCGATTGCTGAGTTCCAAAAGTTCTACTGCCTCCGGCGGCATTTTGAAATTCATTAAAATTAAAAGTAAGACTAGAAAAATCTACGGTAATGTTACTACCTTGTAGCACGGCCTCGTTTAAGTCTGATAGCAAGCCAGCAGTGGTGCTTTCCCAAAATAAATCAAGCGCAGAAACAACAGGAGCTGTTTCATATACGCTTAGATAAGGGTTCATAGTCTTGGAAGCTAACGGGGGTGCCGCCGATGCGGCAGTAGTTGCTATCACCCCAATCCTCTCCACGGTAGAAATCCTAGCTATAGCGGGAGCTGTATTTAATTGGTAAAAGTTATTAGATGCAGTGCTATTTGCATTATCAGTATCCGTTATTAAAAAGTTCAAGTCGTTAGATGTTGCTATAGTAGAAGCCACATCCGCTTTTCTTGAAGGATAATACTGTTTGTTATTTGTGGAGTAAGGGAGTGCTGTGTCTAATGTATTTTCTACTCTGCCGAATAATTCAACACTACTTCTGTATTGCTTTTGGTCCGGGCCAACTTCAACTAAATCTCTAGGTACCTTATTTATATTATCATTTAGCAATACTACATGAGCGGTTTTATTTACTTCTGTAGTTGGGAATATAGTCAGTCCTCCTAACGTTTTTTGGTACATTGGGTATCCATTTAATACGCCAGGCAAATAAACATTGTAATATTCTTGTTGTTGCTGCCTAACTACTATTTTATATGAATACCAACCTAACGGATTTATATCATAAGAAAACTTAATATCCGGATCTACTCCGGTATAATTATACGCGTCATTAATTGGGCCATCCGTAGTGACTACGTAGTTATTGGTATACGCTGAAGTTACATTAGTTACTTTAACATAATCTGTATATTTACCTCTTAAATAATTGCCAATTTTAGGTATATTTTTTTGATGGGCTGGATCTGGGCTTAAAGTGAAACTATATGTATTAGGAATAGAAGGAATAACGAGGGATATAATTTGAAATCCATCTGTACTTCCAGATATTGATCCAGATACTGTTGCATATAGTCCAGGTTCTCCGGTACCTTCGCTTTTAGTTGATACTATTTGAGAATTAATAAGCATTGCTAGCGTATTTCCTCTCCAGCTTTTAACCCAGGCATTATTACCTAAAGCGCTTTCAACTGCGTATGGTGAATAAATTGTTGATCCACCAAATTTAATGCCGTTACTTTCTGTTATTAAATCGTTAGAAGATAATATAACAGACGATTGTCTGCCAAACTTATCGGAAAGTATTATACCAGCTTGGTAGTTCCTATTTTGCTTTAACGTATGGTTTGGATATTCCGCCCAACTAGTAAAAGCGTTTGTTTTTTCTATTACTGCTAAGTTATAGTTTATACTAATAGGAGGCGTGTTCTGATTTACAAAATTTCCATATATTACCCTATTCCCAACTATTTCTTGAGTGCGAGCTCTAACTGGAGTCTTATCGTATACTCTAACAGTTTGCGATTCTGGAAGTGTTTTATATGGTTTTTGAGATTTATAGTCATAATGATATAGATTAGTATTGTCAGCGATTTGTCTTATTTGATTTACACCTATAGTTTCTAATACTTTTACAGCAACCGCATCTGATTCTTTATAAAGTATATCTATACTTGCTATTTTATAAGAACTAGCTATATTAATACCAGTATCTGGCAGTTCTATATTTAGTACTACGTTATTTACATAATTTTCCATCCAGGAAACAACGGTACTTCTATAAGCTGAATTTTCATCTCCACTCAAAAAATAACCATTTTGATTAGGTATATATAGTATCTGCGTAAAAGGAGCCATTAAAGAATATTCTCCGTCTTCGTATTTATACCTATAACTAAATCTAACATACTTATCTTTTAAATAGTTGGGGTCACCTGGCCAATTGGGATTATCGGACTCGCTGGACATTGTGGAACCATAAAAATAAATCTGACTTGAAGTTGGTATATTAGTACTAAATGATACAGTAACCACATTTCCTGATATATTTGTTATAACAGCGTAACTGTCGAGACTCGCATAAGTTCCAACTAATTGCATTCCTATACTTAAATTAGCAATGTCTGTTGATGAAACTGAGAAAGAGGTAGATATAGGTGTTGGATTTGAACTAACGGAGGTTGTGTAAACTTTTACTTTTCTATATAAGCTTATTGGCGATACAGGAGCGTACTTAGCTACTGATATTTGAACTTCTGTTGTATAATATGAAGGGTTGTCTTTGGCTTTAAGAATATTTATTTTTCTAGGTTGGTTTCTATTGTCTGTCCAAAAAAGTAAATTTTCTAATATATTTGCTCCGTTTATTCTAAACTGACTATTGCTAGCAAAGTTTAAAAATAGTCCTGATACTAAAGTTATTAGTAAATTAGAGGGGGAGTTGGCGTTATACATGGTTATCCGCATGTCCCCGGATGTTGCTTGGGTGGGTTCTTCTGCTTTAGGGTCCTTATATGTTGTCCAAAATTGAAATATTCTATTATTCTGATTGTCAGCAACCTGGCCAATACAAACTAATTCATTATTATTTGGGTTATTTGCAGCTATAAACTCATTGCCGAGGACTGCTTCTAAGGCGCCGACATCTTTGTCTTCTGACTTACCAACTGATATATTTAAAGCGTCTCTATATTCTCCATTAGGAACAAGCCTATTGTCTAGATCCTTATTCATTTTAGATTGTAGAAAACTATTTTTTACTTCTGCCATTTATTTAATGTTTGATCTGTTTATATTGGCCTCTGAATACTTTTGTAAACTCCTCTAACTTAATATTGGATAGTCTTAATTTGGCATTCCTTATTTTAGCAAATTTTTCTTGTTTCAATCTTTGCACAATGTATTCAGGTTGATTCATGCGCCCTGATAGAACCGCGTGAGAAATATACGCGTACATCGCTTCTTCGGCTAACTTTGGTATTTTAGTATCTAAGTCATCACCCAAACCGTCAGATATGTATTCTAATAATATTAAAGACCCAACTAGCTCACTGCTAAATGATATTTTACCTTCTCTTTCGTTTATTATAAAAGTTCCATTGAAATTAGCGTTAGCGGTGTCCATACCGTATCTTTGCCCTAACAAATTATATGTATTAGAATCGCTGTTACTAAAGGCTAAATCATTTATACGGTTTATATTTTTGTTTTCAGAAGGATTCGATTCTTTCCATCTTTCCTCGATTATAGATGTGCCTGTTATATTATAATCAAATGTATCTTGTATGGGTATTCCTTCCGTATCTTGCACAGGGATTGTGTATGGAGAACCATTTAGCATTCCGGGGTATATAATATGTTTTATACCATTTGAATCAATACGTGAGATCTTAACATAGTTCACGTAGTCTTGCGGTATAATAATATTCAAACTAGGAGGTATAGTTAGTTCTTGTGACTTAATACTTTTTAAAGTATCATAACTAAATTCCTGCAAACCTCTTTTAGCATGAAACATTATATCCGTTCTTTTCGCAGCAGTTATTAACTTGCCATCTCCAACATAAGCAACTATAAAGTTATTTATAAGTTCATCTAGTTTAATATATGCATAACCGCCATAGTTTTCTTCAACTACAGTTCCATAAGCATCATTATCACCATACTTACCACCTTCTAATCTTTTTAATTGTACTAAGTAAATATTGTTTACGGTCGCTCCGCCGCTTAATGTAATAACGTCGTTAACAACACTTGATATATTTGGGGTTGTTGTTGATAATACTTCTGTAAAATCTAACCCATTATTAGTGCTTTTGTAAAGTTTAAAATTATTTAACTCGTAATTATCATCATCAATATTTGATGTTTTCCAAATCAAAGGTGTATTAAATCCACTAAAAGTAAATTTTGTTTGTGCCGCAGTAGCAATAATACTTTTTGCTCCCTCGTAATATTGTCTATTAGTTTCTGTAATTAAACTCATCTTTTACTATGCTTTTGAATTAACTTGCTCAGCCTGCGTTTGCGCTGCGGCTATTTGAACTATTTCCATATTTTTTATTATAACACCGGAATACATTAATATTCTAATTATTATATTAGTCTGTTCTGAATCATGTAGTTCAAATTGCGTACTGCTATTAGGTAAGTAATCGTATCTATAATTATTACCAGCGGTTGCTTCAAATGCCCAGACTGGGTTTGCTATTTGTCTTATAAAGTTCGCTGTTATATTAGTTATAGTATTAGGGAAAATAGTCAATTGATTATCCTCATATAAATATACCGGAAAATTTTCTGAAGGTTTTGTTAAGTCAGATTTATTAATGTATGGAAGTTCATCTTTTTGTAATCTTTCAACTTCATTTGTATTATTTAACGCAAAAACACTCCCAAGTTCTCTTAACATTACCGGCAAAACAAATTTATTAATAGAACCACTAGGAGGCAAATATGAGAATGTTAGTCCAGATGTTGTTCCCCCATTAATTGTTGTTGTTATTGGAGGCCCCCCTAAAGTTGTGGAAAGCGTAAATGTGTTGTACTTGTTAGTGCTTGTTATGTAATATGTAGCAGGACCAGGAGGCGTATAACCAGAAATAACTCCATCACCCGACCCTAATAAAGGCGTTCCGGAAATAGTTATCTTGTTACCAACAACAAAAGGCGAGCTAGCGCTTTCAAACTCCCCGTTAGTTCCAACTATTTTAACATTTGATATAACAAATGGAGATACTGCTTTATTTAATTCTAAAGAAGTTTTAAATATAGATATTTTCTCATCTAATAAGGCAAGCCTATCAGAATAGTTCATTGTTGTCTGTTTTGGTAATTTTAACAGTTGGTTCAAGTCGTCAAAATATTTATTAAATATTTCTATCTGTACTTGTGCCGCAACTTTATTAAATTCATCAGGTGTCATATAACCCCTTTGCTCCTTATTTAATATGAGCAAAACAGTTCTATAGACTGTATTTACGTCTACCGCCATTTTTTATTTTTGTATTAAGAAAAATTTGTAAAGATTAGTCTAGATTTTGATTTTTCTAATCTGTCTATTTTTTCTATTAATAATCTTTGTAAAAGATTTCCATCTGTGCCCTCTCTATTGGCTAAAATTGCATATACCATACAAGAATATAAAGCTTCTTCCGCAAGTTTTGGAATAGATGCCGTTTCATCTGTAGTTAAAGCGTTAGATAAATAACTATAAGATATACCGTAAGTGTTTAAAGTGCTAATGAAATTAACAGTTTTATTTGCATAGTCTATATAGTAAGTTGTATTGTTAATGGGCGGATTTATAGTTCCCTGGGTCATTGCTTGAGTATATGTAGTACCACCACCGCCGGATGATCGTCTTATATTTATCGTAGAGACAGAATCACTTGGAATGTTAAATCTGCAAGCGCTAACTCCTCCAACAACATTTGCGGTAGGTAATACATCTGTAGTATTCATTTGACTCTTTAGTGTTTCGTAAGCAAATTCTTGCAGACAACGTCTAGCATGGAATACAACTTCGGTCCTTTTAGCATCTGGAATTAATTTACCAGGTCCTGTGTAAGATATTAGGAAGTTATTTATAATATCATTTAAAGATATAAAAGCGTCGGATAAAGTTGCCATTTATTTTATTGTTTTGAGTTAACGTTTATTGTTTGTTCTTTTTGGGAGCCTAAAGTCATAACGGCTTGATCCTTTGTCATTACTCCAGCGTATCCTAATATTTTAGATATTAATAACGGAGTATCCGATTGATGTAGGTCAAAATCTATGGAGTCTAATGAATTGTAAATATAATTCCCTAAATTTTGATTTATAGTAAAACCCCATCTTACATCCGCAGGAAACTTTAAATAATTTAAAACAACTTTACCAGAATTAGCAGAAGTTTCTTTTGGGTAAATTGTTATTAATTTATTTTCATAAGTATATACGGGGTAATAAGTACTAGGAGCCGTTAAAGGAGATTGATTTGTTGTATATATTTCATATTGTTGTATCCTTTGAGCTTCTCTCGAAGGAGTAGTTACCCCCGTTCCAAAAATAACACTACCAAGTTCCTGCACATCAGAAGGCACGGCTACCGTTGATAATGCAGCTGCAGGTGTAATTGTATTATCGCCAAGTGTTAAAGTTTTTGCTGTTTTAAATAATGATATTTTTTCATCTAACAAAGCCATTCTATCGGCATAGGCTAGACTAGTTTGTGGTGTTCTTAATAGTTGATTTAACTCATCAAAATATTCAGTAAATATTTCTTGCTGACAAGTTGTAGCAATCTTATTAAATTCTGTAGGCGTTAAAATACCTCTTTTTTGTTGTTCTAATACAACTAAAACCGATTTATAAACCGAGTCTATGTTTATAGCCATTATGTTGTTTGTTAAGTTATTGTTTATTTATTTTGTTTATTATTATACTTATAATAAATAAGCGGATACTGCAGTTTTATTTACAATATCCGCCTATATATTAGTATTACGTATTATTTAAGTTTTTTCTCTATAGACTTGAAGACCTCTGTGCCTTCATCTGTCTTAAAGAATGCTGCCATTGCTGAATACGGATTTTCATCAAATGGGACCGTCATTAATTTTTTATCATTAGTTCCCCAGGTGAATGTGCGTTGGTCTTGAGATAACTTAATTATATTAGCTTCAGATGCTTTGATAGCTAAATTCCTAAGTTGTACATTGTCATCATTAGCTAATTCTAAGAACAAACTAGGGTTGCTTTTAGCGAATAATAGCAAGTCTCTTTTTAATTCTTTAGAAGTCATCGCATTAACTCTGGAGCCTAATTCTACTCTTAGTATTGCTTCTGCTTGATCAATTTCAATATTCATTGCCATATTGAGGGCATTGATTTCTAATTCTAAATCTTCTAATTCATCGATTGCTTCTGCAACATTATCAACTTCGTAGTATGAGTTAACCCTAGCCGGATGATATAGTGATAATAGTTTTTGTAAGTTTTGTTTTTCTTTTGGCACAAACAAAGCCCCATTTTCAAAAACGATGTGCCCCAGTGTAGACTCTCCTTTTTGGTCTTCTTTGAATGGCGAGTTTTGATTTGTTGCGTATCTTAATTCTTTTTGTTCGCCTGTTGTTGCGTCAAACCATAAGAATGGATACCTAGCCGAATGTTTTGATTGAATTGTATGCGTTAACGGATTATACCCAGTGCTTAATATATACGTTCTATCTTTTATTTCCCAAGTTTCTTTTACTTGTGTTTTTTGTGTTGTTGACATAATATGATATAATTTTTATTTTATTATTTTATTTTAGTAAATATTACCCCTGCTATTACAACAGGGGTAAATTTACATTATTAATTACTATACTGAAGTAAACAATACAAAATTGTTTGCTCCTTGTACACATAAACATCTTTCAGATAAAAAGTGTACTTCCATTGCATCTGTGTCAGAAGTATAAGCACCCCCAGCAGAACCTAAAACCCAAGTTTTCATTCTACGGTCATCTCCTTGAGAAGCTCTGTAACGAACGTGTAAGAATGGACGACGAATATTAGTACCCAATTGCTCATCATATACTGTAGAAGTTCCAGCAGGTATTAAAACCCCATCAATAGTAGCCCCAGTACCGGCAAGCCCACCTCTTGTAGAAGCGTCATTTAAGTATTTCCAGTCAGTTTTGTAGAAATCGTAAGATCCTCTACGGAAACCTGTAAATCCTAAGTTAAGAGACATTTGCTCAGAGTTTTCGAATAAACCGTAAGCTACACCTCCTTGGTTTCCTGCAGAAAGGCCTGCTAACATATCGTCAATTTCCAAAGAAGTAGCTCTGTTTAAGAAAAGCATATTTTCTTCAATAGCCCCTTGCGTATCTAAGTTTTTCAAGATATTATCAAACGTAGTTAATCCATCTCCAGAACCAGCAACCCCGTTGCTAAATGCAGCAAGTGTATTACCTCTTTTTCTAACAGAAGCAAAAAGACCTTCTGTTCCTTTTTTAGCTCCGGCCGTGATAGCCGCCGCAGTACCCAATTCTCCTTCAACTACTGCCATTTCAAGATAATCTTCAAAACGTAATCTTGTTTCAGATTCAGCTTTAAGATACCAAAGATACCCACTAGCACCGGCTTCTGTGGCTACTTCAACCCATCCAACTTGAGCCATATCAGATCCGTTAACAGTATATTTGTTACGGATGATAATAGGTGAATTGCTGAATTGAGTAAACGCTGGGTCGATACTAATATAAGAGTCTGCTGTTAAAGTAGAACCTTTAGAATACTCAGAACCGTAAACGAATACTTTACAACCAGTTGTTCCTGTTGCAATACCATTAGTACCATTTGATCCAGTCACAATAGAAGCTGACAAATAAGGAGCAACTGTAATAGTAACCTCATTTGCTACAACAGCCCCAACAGAAGTTATGATAGCTTTTACTTCACGCCCAGTAGCTGGATTAATGATAACTACTGTTTGATTTTTTGATAAAACATTTTCTACATTAGCTGTAACTCCGTTATCAGTAACAGAACCTACTGAAAATTTAAAAGTTGTAGCTGTAACAACTGTTACATTTTTGTAAGCAATGTGTAATCTGTTTTGTTCAGACCAAATAACTTGATCAGATTGCATAGGCATTTCAGCTCCTACCATACGTAAGAAACCTGATAATGTTCTATTACCATATCTTTCTACTTCTTGTTCGTAGATTTCTGGTAAATATTGTTTTGCGAATGTTCCGCCACCGTTTGAAGAGTCAAATGTCAAATAATTTGCTCCGCTTGGTGTTTGAATTTGGCTTGGTACAAGAGTACCAAATGCCGGCGATGTAACTAATGCCATAATTTTTTAATTTAATGTTAAAATTTTCTTTGTTGTATTTTTAGTTTTGAAGAATCAACACCATTAATTGCTTTTACCCTTAGCCCGTTAACAAATATTTCGCCAGAGCTAGTTTGCCTAGGTTCTGTTGAAATGTTATTAGACTTTGCAACAACTTCTCTTATAGCGTCGGCTTTGCCTTGCTCGTAAAAGTGTTTTGCAATGGTATCAGCATTCTCGGCTGCATAGATAGCCTTGTGATAACCTTTTAAATCTACAACATCACCATTATCATTTAAGAACTTCTTAATTAAATTGGTTATGTCGGATTGTTTTTCTGCTACAACATCTTTATTTCCAACTCCATATCTAAAATTTTTTTCTCCAACGTTGAAATCAAAACCTTTGAATTCTTGGTTAAATAAACTTTTAGTATCTTGTTTGAACTTTGAATGTTGCAACTCTACCATCTGTTGCTCCTCATTGTAGCGGTTAAAAAAGTCATCTGCTTTTTGTTGGTCTTGCGTAACACCAGGTCTCAACTTGATTTCCTCGTAATATTTACTTTTAAGCCCGTCTAAAAAAATTCTTGCTTTTGCAACCTCTTCTTTAAAAGCGAGTTTCTTTTTACGGATGTCTCGCTCTTCGTCCAACTCTTCGTCATATTCAAAAGTGTCTTCCATAAGGAATTCAATCTCTTCATTATCTAAATGTGGACGTGTTTTTTTATAATATTCTTTTAATAGTGTTTCATTGTTTACATTTGAATAGTCAGCATTAAGTCTAACATAATCATTAATGTCCCCTCCGGTTTCCTCCATAAAAGAAACAAGTTTTTCTATATTCTCTGGTAATTGTTTCCCAGTATATTCAGCTTCACGTACAGCTTCTTTAGCTTCTTGCGTTAATGTAGCCGTTTCGCGAAGAATTTCTTCTTCAGTAATTTCATTTAATATCGTTACTTCTTCTTCTTGGCTGGCAATGATTTTATGCTCTTGGTTTCCTTGACCCACTTCTTGCAGTCCCATTTCGGATCCTTGGCTACCCAACATGCTTTCATTTGTTGTTTGCTCTTGAACGGCATTTGCTTCTGTTGTTTCGTTATTTATAAATACTTTTGTTACGATTTGATCCACTGGTTTTGAAGACTCTGTATCAGCTATTGTAACTTTAGTTATTTCCTCAACTTTGTTTAATTTTCTTGGGGTGGTTTTTTTAATTTTAAAAGTTCCTTCCACTTTGGTTTCTTCTGACATGATATAATATTATAAGATTAATTAATAAAATTTATTTTGGGTCGAACTGGTCCATATCAAACCCATTCAGGTTATCAAATCCGGATGATTCAAAATCCTTAGGCATGGTCTTGTTCTGTCTTTGGTCTATTAGCTCTGACTGTTGTGTAGCAGTAGTTTTTAACCGATTATCTTTACGATCTTCTATTGCGTTAATTTTATTACTCATTGCATCAGCATTAATTTGTGCTAATTTCATTTGGTAACCAAACTCTTCTGCCATTAATAATTTCTTAATAGAAGCCTCTTGTTCTAACTTCTGAATATCAAATTGCATCTTCGCTTGCAATATTTGTATTTCAGTTTGCGCTAAAGCTTGTTGCTTTTGCACTTCTGACATAGCCACTTTTTCTGCGGTTTCAGCTTGCGCTTGCGCTTGAGCCTGTATAGTCGCTTGTTGGTTTGCCTGGTCTCTTTCTGCTTTTTTCTTTCTTTTGTATTTTAAAGATTGGTTAGCTAACTTTAGATTGTGAATCTCTCTTAACTCAATTGCGTCTTCAAGATCAATACTACCAGTCTGTAAAGACATTTGTATATTTTGCTCTAACTGCGCTTGCTCTTCTTCATCTGGTTCTAACTCTAAAAATATACCAAAATCGTGTATATCTAATTGCTGAAGTTCTTCCAGTGTTCTAACATTAGAAACAGAAATACTTTGTATTAAAGCATTAGCGGTAAGCGGGAATTTTAATGAGTCTCCAATTCTTTTAGATATATTCTCACATATCCTAAGTGTTATATATAGACTTGCGTCTAATATGTGTCTAGTAGCGACATTTGAGTTAGCTGCAGCCATCTTTTGTAACCCTACCAATGAATTAGAATCTGGCATAGATCCGTCTCTTGCTTCATTAAGACCGGTTACATCACGTATCATTTGTAAATAATATTGATATGTATTTATTAACGATGAAATTTTAGCGTTACCCGACGATGTTTGTAATTCTTGAATAGGTACTTTACCGTGGTTCATACCTCCATCTTGCGCCATGGATCTACCAACAATACTACCAGTTTGAAAATACATATTTAATGCCTCCGCTGGATTGTAGTTTGTTCCATTTCCTAAGTCAACTTCGGCTAGCCCGTCCACGTCTACAAAAACTCCATCCGGAACCATTTTAGATAATACTTGTTGTATCTTTAAATGCGTTAATTGTATCATATCAGCAAAACCAGTTGCTCTACTAACTAATGATTCAATTCTTCCTTTATACATACGCGGAGCGCATATTGCATAATTCATTTCTACTCTTGTAGTATCAGCAGCGGGACGAGTCATATTCTCGGCTAGTTCCCATTTAAGCATTTTTTTATGCCCTAATATTTTTGCCCCTGAATAAAGAACTTCTATACTTCTAGATACTACATCAAAGTTGTCACTAGGGGGCGGACTGAACCCGTCTGTCTTCACTAGAGCCTTTTCTAATCCTTGTTCTGTTTGTTTTATTTTAAATACTTGGTTTGAATATGTCTTATATTCAAAATACATAACTTGTATTGTATTTGTGTCGTAGTCTTGGTTTGAATACGTTCTAGAATAATCATTGGTGCCAGGGTACTTTTCGATTTCTTTTACGTCATCGTCACTTAGATTAGGGAATTGTTTTTTTAATTCCTCTAAACTAATAGCTTTAACTTCACCAACATAATAAATGTCTGAAAAATTAGGATCTTCGGTATAGGAATATACTAAATTAGCAGGGTCAACATAGTCTACTGTTACGCCATTAGATTTATTAAAGTTTGTTTTTGCTGCAGCAATACCTAGTACAGTTAGATCGTAGTTAAGTCGTTTAGCTAAATTTGGGAACCTGTTTTTACTAAGAACGTAATTTATCACCTCTTCTTCAGCTATCTCAATTGCTTGCTTATAGTTTAATTGTAAGTGTATTTGTAAATGTTCATCATCCTCTGGAAGATTTGAACCATCGCCTGTAGCGAAAAGATTAGCTCCTAATTCTGCTTGAATTGACTCCAGTAATTCCCTAGCGTCCATATCTCTCATTAAAGCCGCTGTATATTGCGTTTTCTGAGCCATTGACTGAGGATCTTGTGCAAATGTTTTTATTTTAAATAGTCTGTTAGACATACCGTTAACAACAATATCTACAAACTTTGGTATAACTGGTATAGGCTTCCAATCTAAATTCAAATAAGACAGGTCTCCATTAATAGATAACTCATCTTTGTATTTTTGGATATTTTGTTCACCTCTGGCATATAGTCTTAAGTTGTGAAAGTTTTGCCAGTTAGTACTCCATCTGCCATTACCAACGCTATTCCTATTGCCTTTAAACCATTCTCCTTCTATAGCCATGCCGACAGCATAACCATATTCTTCTGATTGTTTTTCTTCATCCGGTACTACCTGACTAGGGAAAGAGCTATTCGTGTTAGTATAAATCATCTATTATATTATTTGTGAACTATAACCTCGGTTATTATATTTTTTGAAACTTAATTCTACTTTTTCTTTCTTGTAAGGAGTAGAAGGGGAATACAGATGCTTATTGCATGCCATTATCGCAAACCCAGAGCTTATAGTTGCATCATGTTTTGTTCTATTGCTTATATTAAATCTAGACCAGTCATTTAATGTTTTTTGGAAATACATATTACCATACCCGCTTTCTTTATATCCAACATAATCTTCTATATAAGTTTCAATAGCAGACGCGTGCGCTTGTATAATATCTTGGCCCGCTGAAGGTATACCCCCAATTTCTTTTTCTGTTGGTGATAAATTATTCCAAACTTTGTCGGGGCGGTTCATTGAAAATGGTCTATAACCTCTTCGTTTTAAATAATATAATAATCTAGCCTTATTATTCTCTGCCAATATTGGCATACCGTAAAACACTAAAGCCATAAGAACTTCTTCAAAAAATATTTCTGAAGTTTGCGGTCTAGCAATATATTCTAAAAAGAAATGACTGGGTGGGACATCTTCCATTGAAAACTTAGTTAGCCCATGAAGCGAACCGTTTGATCCTCTTACATCGACTGTTCCTGATATATCATAACTATCGCACCCAAATGCGCCTAAGTGTTCATTACCGGGATACTTGAGCCCATCCTTTATTATTACACGGTTTTGAAGATGTTTCGGTGGAACCCATGATATTAGGAACCTGCCGTTTTTGTTTGGATAAAATACAACCTTTGAATCCTGAATGCCATTCTCCCATTGGAAACTACCTTGTGTTATAACTTGTGAATTTCTTAGATCATCATTATAATCTATTTGCTCATATATTTTTGTAAGATTAAACAAAGATTGTTTTGTCTCGTCTCTGAATGCATGTTGTTCTGTTCTTGGGAACTGACGATAATATTCGTTTAATCCATCTTGATCTTGTTTTAAACCGTCAACCTCATTTTGCCAGTGTTCAATAACACCATATTCTATGTAGTTTCCATCTATACCTTTAACTGGTTTGTCTGGAGTATCGAATACAGGTATCCCATAAGCATCAATGAATCCTTCGTACGACCATTCCATAGGTATGAACAAACTATATAATCCTGAACTAGTTTGTCCATTGCGGTTTCTTTTTGTAACGTCTGAATCATTATATAATCTTTTGAAGTTTTCACCTCCTTTATCTAAAGCATTTGATGTTGAACCCATCATACACTTTCCAATAACTCTACTACCTAATCTAAGTGTTGTTTTAGTAACACGCCAGTTATTTAATATGTTATCGGGTCTTTCCCATTTACCGCTTTCATCGTGTACTAATAGTTTTAATTTTTCACCATCATAACTATTGTCACCAGTATTCTTCCAGTCAATTGTTGTATCTAATCCTTCAAGGTCTTCTAACTTATCATTAGAATCTAATTTTCTTCTTGTTAATTTAGAAGCAGGTATTCTATACGCTAATTCAGTTTTTGGTCTATCCATACCGTCCTGGATAGGTTTGAAAAAGAATGGATAATTAACCGATATAGGCACCACCTTATCTGTAAACATTTTTTTAGCATCTGCCCCGGACTTTGATAGTATACCAAACCTTGAGTCGCTGGATATTGTCGCTTGATTAACGAGTTCTGCAGAAGACATAAATGAGAATCCAGAACGTCTGTTCTTTAAATAACACATTCCGTAACATCTTGGATCTGCTTTACAAGCCTCCCAAAATATAAAGAATAATCTATTTGATTCTCTAAAATCCGCCGCTCCAACATCTATCTTGCTCCATTGCAAGTACATATAATGTGTACCTGTTATATATGTAGGTTTACCATTGCTATAATAAGTAAAACCTTCATCTCTTCTTTTAAATTCTTGATCTATATAATCATACCAATACTCCTTAAAACTATCAGGATGTTTGCTCCAATCGGCAACATTTTTAATCTTATCCAATTCTTTAGGATACTTAGCTTGTTCCCAATATTGTTCTTCTTTTGTTTCAGATCGTTTATGTACGTCTTCGGCAAAAGGCAATGCAATTCTAAGATTTTGTATTTCATATATTTCACCAATCTTACCTGTCTTACTGACAACAATTACGTCATAGTCTTTGTCATATCCGTATTTCCATTTATTTAACCTATTGTTTTTTTTAATAACCGTAGGTTTTATATAATCTGGCAATACCTTATATAAAGTTTGTTCGTACATTATCTGGATCTCCCTTCTGCAAAACCTTTAAATGGTTTAGCAACAGTTTCCTTAGAAGCTTCCTCAATCATTTTTGTTTCGTCTTCTATTCTAGCAAGAATTTCAAACGCATCGAATATTGCTAATTTTTTTGTTGCTGCTGCATTCTTTAATTTGTCTGCTGATAAATCATCATCGCCATTATTTAATATAGCTTCTTCCGCAACTTTAATTAGCTCCAATACCGCTTTGTGCCCAGCTTGGATTATATTCAACTTCGTCTCCTTTGTATCCATATTTAATTACAATATCATTAGATTTCATACAATATAATCGCTGGCCTTCTACAATAAACTCATACTCACCATTAGGGGTATAACCTACTAGGTCGCCAGGATTGATTTTAAGCTTATTTAAGAAGTCGTTTCCGTATTTTAATATACCAATAAGTTCTCTTTCTTTATCTAGCTTAAAATTATCATTATTTTTTATTGGCTTTACAAAACATCTGTCATTAAATGCAATCCATTTCTTATCATTTTTGTATAAGTAAATTTGATCTGCATTGCAAAAGTATTGATCATCTCTGAAATATGATGAGCTATTCTTGCTTTTGCCTTTCATGTCATAAAACCTTCTAAACACATTATGGTGAATTACTACTAAATCTCCCTCTTTAATTTCTGTTTTGAATGCTAAAGGAGTTGAAATTACAACCGCTACATTATTAACAGATTTAAAACTTTCTATTTTCGTATTCAGTAATAATTCTTTATTATCTACCGTAATGCTGTTTTCATATCTTTCGCCTAATGGCTTAACTATAAAGTTAAATATGCTTCTCATTATACTCTAAATCGTATTCAACAGAAATTGCCATGTTTGAATTAAATTTCTTCCATGGCATTATCTCATCATCCTTCTTTATATGAATATTATAAGAATTTTCTAATTCATTAAACAATATATGGGAAATCTCATGACCCCCATATACTGTTTGTCCTATAGAATAGTGCATTGCATCATTCTTATAATCTGAACCTATACTTATTTTTCTTATAACAGAACTCACAATTAGTCCTCGCTTAAATTGGTAGATCCACTTTCTTTTACAATTTCTGTATAAGAACCGTCTTGTAGGTTAATATTAATTGGCCCATATTCTGCCTCAATCTCAGCTTTAAAATCCTCAATGGATTTGTTTAAATCCGCTAATTGATGCAAGTAACCATGTTTTTGCGATTCCACAATACCGATATTAACCAATATAGCCTGTAAATCTTTTTGGCCTGCATTAATTTTTTCTAATTGTTCTGCTGTAATTTTTTTAATTTCTGTTTCCATTTTATTTGATTTGATTGTTTATATATGTAATTACGTATTATAATTTATTTTAGTTTACTTTTTTAGCCAGTCCAAATTGCATAAGGTCTTTTTTATCGGCCTCGTTAAGATCTTGTTTTGCGCCTGTTCTAATATTAACATAATTAGCTGATCTATTACGGCTACTCATATTAGCGGTGCTGTCCGCTTTATATCCAGCATATAAATCCTCTTTAGTCTGAGATTTATTATTTCGATAATTATAATATGCCGGATTTGTTTTATTCTCCATTCCCGCAACAACTGATTTACGTATCACTTTCCCTCCACTTACAACTTGGTCCGGAGTATCCCCTTTACCTTTAACATACCTAGGCTCATAAGCATCTGCTTCTTGCGAGCCAGTTGTTTCATTTAGTGTTGTAGCGCCAAACTTTCCTTTATTATTACTAATTCCCTCTTTTATTGATTTTTGGCTTTTAGTATAGTTGCTTGTTTTTTCAATTTCTGTATTAGCAGCAGAACCACTATTTAAACTTGTAGGTAAACCCGCTCCTGTTTTAGGACCGTTACCTCTTCCTGGTGTTGGAGTATATGCCATATTATTTTTTCTTTTTAGCTTTTGCTTTTTCTTTCATTTGGATTTTTTTGCCTTCACCTTTTTCGTGTTTGGCCATTGCCGCTTTAGAACCGTATTTTTCACCAGTAGCTTTTTCTGTAACCATTTTTTTCATAATAATTATTCTTCAGTTTTGTTAATATTTTTTTTATCCGTATATAACGCCATCCATCTGTTAATTGTGTAGCCAATTGAAACAACTAACAACATTATTTTTAATATTGGCTCTATTGCGGTCATACTTACAACCATTGCGGTGCTGTTAAATAAATATATTTTTAAATCAGTATGCCCCATTAGATTTGTTTTTTACTCTTTGAGTAATTGCGCAACCACACGCCATTGGTTTGTCGTTGTTTAAGATAATCCCGTCTTTCCCGGAACTTGATCCTTTACCTTTTGGCAAATGGTCAGTATTAAAAGGACCGTTCCATAAAGCATTAGCACCAACTCCTGAAGTTTTAGCTAGTTTGTCATGTGAGTCCATCGGGTGTGTTTTAATATTTAAGTTCATAATTATTGTATTTGTATATTGTTATTTAATTATACGCTTGTAGTCGCATTTGGATCTATAGGCAAAGCCGCTGGATCAATTGTAGTTGTTGCAGGCGGTGCAGGTTCTACCCCACTGACTGCTTGTATTGTCGCTTGGTTGCTCATAGCTGTAGGGCTTATAGGAGTCGGGGTTAATTGGTTAGATGTTTCCATAATTGGGAGTGGTGTTGATGGTGGCATTGGTGTTTGTATTTGGGTTGTTGATGGCGGCATTGAAGCTAGCCTAGGGGCACTCGGCGTCATCGGCGTTTGCGCCGGGTTAATTGAACGCTGTAGGCTATTTTGCATCGTAGCATTAAAGTGACTTTTAAGCGAGGCTGCAGTCCGTAAACTTTCATTTTTAAAAGCATTTGCCTGTTTAATTCTTTCAATAAATCCAATAGGTCTTGTTCTGGTAGCATTGCCAAATGGAGACATAACCCTATTAAATGCCTGTGCTCTTGCGGCAACTTTTGCTGCTTGACGAGTTTGAAAAGCATTTTGCACAGCTCCGCGAATAGCCCCCACAGTTCCGCCTCTCCCAAAGAAGTTATTGTTTCCACGGCTAGAACGACCGTTAAAGTTGTTCAGACCTCCCATTATTCCGGCTGTTACAAATGCCATATTACTTATTTTTTAATTATTCTTATTAACATTCTCTATTGCTTTTTTCAACACTATATCACTATAAGTTTTACCTTTCATTATAGGGTTTCTTTGTGTGCTAGTAGGTATTTCTTCGATACCGAGCATTATACGGTACATTCTACTAATTAATTGTTTGCACTTAAAAGAAACTTTATATATATGGTATTTTTGCGTTGTGTGATTTCTAGGTCTCCAAACAACTATCCATCCTTCTTTTAATAAGGAGTTCCATCGTCTATTATCCCAACTATATGAATATGTACCTATCTTAAAATCTTGTTTTGTAAATAAGTCTAAGCAGTCAAAGTATATAAGCAATTCTAAATCGGCATCACTTAACTGATTTGTTTTGCATGCCCATTTGCGTATTATTCTATAATTTTTTAATAAGTTAAGTTCTTTTATGTCCTTAGCTTCAAACCGTTTCATAATACAACAACTATATCCTGCAATTTTATAACGGTATACTTATTCCCTTCAAATTCAATTCCGTGGCCAGCGTGTTTGTCATAGTATATTTCATCTCCTTCAACAACCGCTTTTATATCGTTACTAACTGATACAATAACCGCTTCTTTATATCTAATATCTTCTTTGTCTTTTTCAATCAATAGAAGACCTCCTTTTGTTTTATCTGTAACTACTTTTTTTGGTAGTATGATTATATTATTACCTATTGCTTTCATTTGCTCTCAAGTTATTGATTACACAATCGGTTGATAATATTGTAACAGCAACTGACGCCGCGTTCCTTAATGCTGATTTGGTAACTAATAGCGGATCAATAATACCAGCTTCAATCATATTAACCGTTTTATTAGTTATCACATTTAAGCCAAATCCTACACGTCTATTTGTTGGTATTACATCAATTCCAGCATTTCTTAAAATAGTATAAAAAGGAGAGGTAATTGCATTTAATAATACAGTTTCACCGGTTGAATCTGAATTAATAATTTCTGAAGCATCAAGCAAAGCAATACCGCCTCCAGGAATAATGCCTTCTTTTATTGCTGCTTTAGTTGCGCAAATTGCATCTTCAACTCTGTCTGCTTTTTCTTTTAACTCGATGTCGGAATTAGCCCCCACCTTTACAATAGCCACTTTGGCGCATAGTCTAGCAAGTCTCATCTCTAATCTAATAACTTCCCCTGGCGCATTATTGCCTAATAACTTTTCTTTTATTTCATTTATTAGTTTAATAACCTCTTCACTTGGGTTTCCAACTTGTAATATAGTATCTCCATCGCTGGTTATACTTTTTAAACAATTACCAAGATACTCTGGTTGGATTAAATCCATATCATCTCCTAGATCCTCATTAATAACGGTTGCTCCGGTTAACAGGGCTAGATCTGATAGCATGTCTTTCTTATTTACGCCGTAAGTTGGGGCATTAATAACATTGACTTTAATATTTCCCTTAACCTTATTCATAGCTAAAGCCGCTATAACGTTAGGTTCCATATCAGCAATAATTAATAAAGACTTATTTGTTTTTATAATGTATTCTAATATTGATTGTATTTGTCTAATATTTTCAACCGGAGATTCAATTATTAATACTTGTGGATTATCAAGTTCTGCGGTTTTTTTAGTTTGATTTGTTACAAAATGTGAATTTACTAATCCTTTATCATATTGCACACCGTCTAATATTTCAATTTCTGTTTCAGCTAAAGCCGATGATTCCATCATAACAATTCCAGTTTCATCTACCGCTCTAAAAGCATCACCAATAATTTTACCCAGTATAGGATCATTGTTAGTTGATATAGTTGCAATCTGATTTATCATTTCGCCGGTAACAGGTACAGTTATAGACTCAAGATACTTAATAACGTTTTCAACAGCAGTTTCAATACCGTTTTTAAGTTCTCTAGAACTAACAGCGTCTTTAACTTCATAAGCCTCGGATAAAATAGCGTGAGCTAATACTGTTGCTGTAGTTGTTCCATCGCCTGCTTCTTTAACTGTTTTTCTAGCCGCTTCTTTTAAAAGCCTTGCTCCCATGTTTTCAATTGGGTCCAACAACACAATACTATCCGCTACTGTAACCCCATCTTTAGTAATAATAGGATTACCCATCCCATCTTCCAGCATTACACATTTACCACTTGCCCCTAATGTTGAACTAACAGCTTTAGTTAATTTAGTAATACCTTCAAAAACCTTGTTCTTGGCATCGTCGCCAAAACTAAGGTTCTTAACAATTGCATCTGACATATTTATTTGATTTAATTTAATTTGATTATATTCCTATTATTACGCAGTATTAATATTTTTTAACTAAATACTCTAAGTACGTTTATTTTATTATGGTATTTATAAACTATGAATCCCACTAGTATAACAAATAATAAAGCGGTTAAATGCATAATATAGTTTGCTTTTTTAACTATTTCTTTTTTCTTTACTATAGTTTCTGTTTTAACTGCTGTTTTTTGTGTTTTAGACGTGTTTAAATCAGTCTTTTTACTTTTTGAATGTATGTTACTATTAGTTTGTTTTTTAATCGTTATAGTGACGTTTTTATATACTTTGCCGTCAACAATGAATTCAGCACAAGAATCAATTGGTCTAATGATTATGTCTTCTAAAATTGCTTCTTTTTTTACGTAACTACTATCTACAACTTTTATTGACAATGTATCTTTTATAATTGAAATACTATCAGATTTGATAACTACTTTATCTGTAATAACTTTACGAGAAGCACAGGAGGACAACATAGTTATAAAAATAACTGCTAATACAGTAGCTAGCCAAAATGCAATTACACCTTTATTTTTTTTAATCATTATGTTATCGTTAAAGTTATTTCTTTTGCTAACTGCATTTTCTTAAATAATCTATTAAAAGCAATTCTTGAATTACCTATGAAGTCTTTACCTTTAGTTGTTCCAGTTAATATGCATCCTTCGGTATCATGATTAGTATTGCCAGGGTGAATACGTATGCCTTCAAAGTTTGGCACATTCAATAATAATGGTAGTAATTTTTTAAACCTATTTGATTTATTAATTATAACTTTATATTTACCTTTTGGTATTGCTGTTTCGCTTTTAATTTTTACTTCTCTTTCTTTGTCCTCTAAAGTAAAACACTCAAATACTCCGTCAATATATAGTTCACCTATCGTTGAATTTTCTGTTTTATACAATCTTTTAACTTCTATTTTCATTTTATTGTTTTAATTTTAGTATTATATCTGTAAATCCTTGAATGCCTACATAAGCAGTAGCTACTACAACCCAATCAGTCGATGTTATATTACCAATGAACAATCCGAAACAAGCAACTACAAAAACCATTAGTTTACGTGATATGAATTTATTTAATATTTTATCTAAGTTATTCATTTTTTTTATTTTTTATGTTTACCATGTTGCCAATGCTGCTCTTACCCAGGTATTTGTAGCGGTACAAACATATATAAATCCTGCGGTAATCCTTATATCCCCCAATGTACCTGCTGCAGTAGCACTTGCAGGGGCTGTATTTAAAGCGGTTAATTTATATTGAGTACACTTTGTTGGACCGCCAACTATTAAACTATCCACGGCATTAGTTACTCCACCATCTACTAAAGTTGTTCCGCGTAATATTGTTTCTACTATAGATGAATTACCTAAAACAACTTGATTATTTTTAGTTGTAAATGAATTATAACCTATAGCAGTACTGTTTTGAGCAGAAATTAGTTGACCAGTAATACCCCCTGCAAATGCACCAATAAAAGTATTTTGAAAACCTGTTGTAAGAAGTAATCCTGAACTATATCCTAAGGCTGAATTATTATTTGCCTCGGAAGAAAATAAAGATTGCCATCCAATAGCCGTATTATTATTTGCTGCGCCATTAGAATAAGCCTCGTAACCTAAAACTGTATTAAAACTTGACGCGTAAGTATTTATAGGTGATAATGCTTTATGCCCAATTACTGTATTTTGATTTCCAGTTGATGTGGTTAACGTGTCAAATCCAATAGCTAAATTAAATGGAGAATTAGTTATACCTCTCCATATTTTAATTGTGTTTACTATAATGTTATCTGTAAAGTTTTTTAATCCTGAAAATTGTTGGTCATTTATAGTAACAACTCCTCTAGATGTCGTTGAAGCATCTGGTAAATTAAATGTATGTGTACTTCCACTTGAATTTATAGCGAAGTCTGTTCCTGATGTTCCTACTGAAAAATTCTGAACCTGTGCTTGTAATCCATTTAAAGCAGTTAATCCAGTAGTAAAAGTTGTTATTACTTCGCAAAGATGCCCGTTTTGTGTGTGTAACGTAATTGTTTTACTTGAAGTATTTACAAAAACTCTTATAGCTAATCTATCATTGACTGTTAATACTGTTTCAGGTACTGACAATGCGGTAAAATAAGCATCAATAGCCGTACCGTTTGTTATTCCTTCAGGAGTAGCAGAACTACTTGCAATTAAAGTAAATGTAGTTCCATTGTATTTATACAATTCAACATAAAATGAAGGTGAACCCCCAGGAGTAGTTGAAGAAAAGAAAAATTCTAAATTCCAATTTCCAGCAGGAATAAGCAATAAAGATGGGTCTGCAACATCAGTTATAAATGAAGCTATATATCCATTTGTATTTCTATTAAAATCCGCACCTGTTCCTATTACCGCAGTTTTACTAAACTCATAGTAAGTTGTACCTCCAAACGTACCTTGATTTGTACCGCCGTTTAGATAATAATTAACACTTAAACCTACACCGCCTCCACCTGTCATTGGAATCCAAGATCTAACGCCGGCGGTAGTAGATGATAATACATACCCATCAACTGGCACAGTTGGTAATGAATTTTCTTTTGTGCTTAACGCAGTTGTTACATACCCTTTGTCTACTAATGTTCTATTATCATAAGTAGATGAATAATCGCCATTATATTTTATAAGAGCTGATGAACTACTAATTGCGTTTAAGTTAATAAATCTACCTCCTTGAATGGTATTAGGATAAAAATAGTTCCCATAAAAATTTCCAGAAGCGTCTACATAAGATACTCCATTTCCAAAAATAGTATTTCCAGTATTATTATTTTGTATATTATTACCTGTCTTAGTCCAATAGTTAGAATTAGTTATACCCAAATTTACCGCGTCAACTGTAGGAAACTTAGTTCCTGTTCCGTCTAATGCTAATGAATTTTGTTTATTTGCTGAATTTTCTTTATTTGCAATATCTGATATATGAGCAAATGGATCTATTCCAGCATTGGTGAACTCATCCAGGTCGTAGTCAGAAGGATTAAATGGAATTGCAGTTGATACGCTTCCATCTGCCATTAAATATTCGAATTCATTACCTCCTGGTATTTTGACAATCGAAAGTTCTCCTTCTTGGTTTACAACTAATTTATCAACTCCGTTTTTATTTACTACTATTGGATTACCAGTTGATGATGCACCGCTATTTATAACTAAACCTTTATTTGAATTACCTAGGTTTACATCGATAGATATTGTTCCATTTCCATATACTTCAATTCCCTTTCCAGAAGTTGAATAAGTATATATTGCAGTACCATTGTTTTCTGAGGAAGCGGTTACTCCAATTCCTGTGCTAGTTTGCGCCAAAAGACCAACTCCATCAGTACTGTTTGCTTCTACGCCATAATATGTTCCAACCCCTTTTACACCCGTTGAACCTTCGCCTCTTACACCTTCGCTTTCTGAAAATCCATAAACTCCAGCTAGCGAACGTGAAGTTCCATAAACTCCAAAGTTTTCACTTGATTCTCCTTTGATACCATATCCTTGAGCTGAAAATGAAGTAATACCATTTACGACGCCTTCCCCAACTGTAATAGTTATTGGATTAGTAGTAGTTGCTCCTAAATCTGTAACCTGTTGAAGGTTCTGGTAACCGTCACTAGAATATTGAGGTATATTGAGTACGCCTGTAATCTGATCTAAAGTAGCCGCACCACTAGTATCGTTTGTAGTTAATATTATTGTTTTTTGAAGTCCTCCGTCAACTATAAAGAACTCCGCTAAATCTTGTAACAAGAAATTCCTAGTAACGGTTTTTAATTGACCATTAATAATTTTTTCAGTAGTACCTACTAACTCATCTAACGGCTTTATATTGTCGTTTAATGGATATGAATATATTATAGCCATATTGGTTTATTATGTTATTATTGTTGTTATTCCTCCGTCTTGTATTATCCAGTTATTTGGTGCTGATGTTAACACTGCTCTTTTTACACTTGATGCAGCTGTATATTTAGCTCCTCCAAAACTTATGTTTATTGCAAGTGGTGATGATAGATTTGGTTGAACACTTGGTAATGAACCCCATCCATTATATATTGCATCTAGGTTAGTTGTTGAGAAATTAGTAGGTACTCTAGTTTGCATAAAACCTTTGAAATTTGTTACATTAGATATATTCCAGTTTCCAATATTTTGGTTAAATGGATTAGAACTAAACATATATGCCATATTTGTCACCTTAGCTAATGTAGAAGTATCAGGAGATGATATTCTTTCCCAATTAGATAATGGTTGGTTGAAGGATGCAGCTTGTTCAAACATATAAGACATATCAGTTACATTACTAACATTCCAGTTTCCAATTGGTTCATTAAAAATGGCATTATATCTAAACATAGCAACCATGCTAGCCACCTTACTAACATTCCAGTTCCCAATAGGTTGGTTAAATGAATCAGCGTTTTCAAACATAGAATACATACTAGTAACATTTGCTAATGTAGAATCTGTCCTTTCCCAGTTTGCTATTGGTTGATTAAATGCAAAAGCATTTAGAAACATACCAAACATATTAGTAACCTTGCTCACATTCCAAGAACTAATATCTTTATTGAAAATTACAGCACCATTAAACATATTACCCATATTTACTAATGCTGCAGGTGTAGTATTTATATCCCAACCATTTATACCAATTCTTGGGTTTCTTGGGTTTGTATTTTGGTTTAATCCGTTGGTAAAAGCAGGAGCACTATGGAACATACTTGAAAATGAGGTTACCTTAGATACATTCCAAGAACTAATGTCTTGATTAAATATAGTAGCAGACTTAAACATGTTTGACATATCAATATCTGCTGCAGTATTTATGTCCCAAGTACCTATACTAGAACTTCCTCCATTATTAAATGCATGAGCCTCTTGAAACATTGTACTAAAATTGGTACAAGCATTTACATTCCAACTTCCTATATTACAATTAAATCTTGAATTAGTACCAAACATACCATCCATCCTAGTCACTTTAGCTGTATTCCATGCTAGTGTACCAGCAACTCCTAATGAAAGTCCATTGTTAAATGGAGATTGTCCAAACATCAAAGCCATAGTAGTAACTTCAGAAGTGTTCCAATTATCTAATGGTTGATTAAAACCAGTAGTAACAAACATACCATTCATAAGTACATTAGCACCAGGTGTAGTATTTATAACCCAATTGTTTATATCAGAACTTCCATTATTGTTAAATCCAGAACCTTGAAACATTTGTGCAAATTGTGTCACCTTAGTTACATTCCAGTTACCTATATTTTGATTGAATGCAGAAGCACCTTGGAACATAGCATATAGATTAGTCATATTACTTATTGTAGATACATTCCCAACTGTACTCCTTTCCCAATTAGCTAAAGGTTGATTAAATGCAGAAGCACCAAAGAACATAGTACTAGTACTAGTCACCTTACTCACATTCCAATTACTAATGTTTCTATTAAATTTAGATGCACTACGGAACATAGAAGAAATACTAACTGAGGTTACACTTCCTCCTACATTCCAATCATTTATTTTAGATTTTGTAATATCATTTTCATCTCCATTATTAAAATTAGATGCTCCATTAAACATACTTATAAATGTAGTAACCTTACTAACATTCCATGGTGTTGTTCCTGTTCCTAAGTTTGAGTTGAATGCTGTAGCACCAACAAACATACTTTCCATAGTAGTACATGCACTAGTATTCCATGGTAATTGATTTGCTACTCCTAATGCAAAACCGTTATTAAAATTAGATGCTCCTCGGAACATATATGACATAAATATTACTTTCGATAAAGAAGAGCCTGATCTTTCCCAGTTACTAAGATTTTGATTAAATGATGTTGCATAATCAAACATCTGATTCATATTAGTAACCTTACTTACATTCCATCCACTGATATCTTGATTAAAATTACTTGCGGAGTTAAATGATCCAAACATATTGGACATATTAATAACTTCTGAAGTATTCCAATTTCCAATATTGCTATTAAATAATGGACAACTAGAAAACGTACCAGACATGTCGGTAACTGAACTTGTATTCCATTCATTTATTCTACCTACAGTAGTTAGTAATGAACAAGTATTAAATGTATTTGATAAGCTAGTCACTCCAGTTAAATCAGGAATATCAGTTATTCCAGACATAGTTACATTAACACAACCATTAAAAGAATTTGTCCCTATTTTTAATTTACCCCAACTAGATACAGATTTTATTTTTCGTCTATCATTAAGATTGCTATTAGGTGGATTACCAAAGCCAAAACCAAAAGCATCTCCTAATACTCTTACTGTATATTCTCCTGGTATTGTATATGTATGTAGTCTATTTTGAATTATATTACCACTATTTGCAGTGTTATACTGACCATCACCCCAGTCTATCCATATTGATTTTCCAGAAGCAATATTTATTGGTAGTTGTATTTGATTAGAAGCTGATGCACTTTGTTTTATACTCAACCTTATATTTCCAGTAAAATTATTATCTGGAGCAATTGATAATGCATTTGAATTTATTGTTGTTAATGTTATTATAACATTAGTTCCAGCAGTTAATGGAGCACTAGATACACCTCCAAAATTAATTACAACTGAACCTGTTCCTGTAATTGTATACTGCATTTGATAACGTTGTACTGTAATAGGTACTAAATTAAATAGTAATAAAGCTGTACTCCCTACAGTATGAGTATATCCTCCCGTCAATAGACTTGTTCCACCAGGTGCAAGTGCCCAATTAGTTAATGGTGCAGTTGCTGTTAAATTAGTAGTTAATTCATTTCCTAAAGGACTAGTAATTGTTGTATCCCAAACAGATTGAAAGGGAGTTGCTTTTTTTGTTCCGTATATTTGGAATGCTAAGTTATTCATAATTATAGGTTTCCTGTTGCTATGAATGTGTTTGCTGCCATCATTCTCTTTAATGTAAAACTTGATTGCGGAGGCAATAAAGTGCCAATAGCATTATTTAATATATTACCATTAGGAATAACAGTTAATGTTACGCCGGCTAATGTTACAAATGTACATTCAAATCCAGCCGCTAGCGAGGTGGCTGGCATTGTTAATGTCTGATTAACTGTTGTCTTGAATATAATTATTCCTCCGCTATCAGCATTTGTTAGTATATGTCCTGATGTTGTTTCAGTTACAAGTCTATTATTTGCTGCTGTTGCAACAAACTCTGTTGTAGCTAGCGTAGTGTTGTTTGTTCCAGCAACCTGTGTTACTCCAGTAGCTCCGATAGGGAGTGACGGTGTTCCGGTAAATGTTTGCGAGTTTACATTTGCCTTTCCGTTAAATGTAGCAAAGGTTTCTTTAGTTATGTAACCATCAGTAAGATTTGTTGCTACTGATATACCTATAACTCCAGTTGTTGTTATAGTTCCGCCCGTAAGTGGAGCACTTGCAGTTATAGGCGTAAGACTACCTGAAGATCCTTGAGCACCAGTAAGTCCTTGAATTCCTTGCGCTCCTTGAACACCTTGCGCTCCTTGCGAAGCTAGCAACGCCCAATTAGCATCTAAGTTTGGAGGAGTAGATCCTGAAGTAGCGAGTATACAGAAGTAAGATGCCCCGTTGTACCCAACTGCATCATCTGCAATATAAGATGTTCCTAAAGCCCATGGTCCACGCCATTCTAATCCAGCAGGCCCAACAGCTCCGTCTACCCCAGCAGGACCCTGAATTCCCTGCGGACCTTGAGTTCCTTGATTCCCCTGCATTCCTTGATTCCCTTGATCGCCTTTAATACCTTGAATTCCTTGAATCCCTTGGTTTCCCTGAATTCCTTGAGCACCTTGCGGCCCTTGAGTTCCTATTTGTCCTGCAGTTCCTTGTGCGCCGGTTGGACCTGCAGCTCCTGCTGCTCCATTTAATCCCGCTTGCCCTTGTGCTCCTTGCGAAGCTAGCAATGCCCAATTAGTTGTATCTAAGTCTGGAGTTATAGTTCCAGAAGTAGCTAGTTTACAAAACCAAGATGCTCCATTATAACCTACCGCATCATCTGCAATGTAGGAAGTTTCTGATGTCCATGCTCCTCGCCAATTTAAACCTGCTGGTCCAACGGGTCCTAATAATCCTTGAGCACCTTGAATGCCTTGAGTTCCTGTTGGTCCTGTTTCTCCCTGAATACCAGCAATACCAGCAATACCTTGAGGTCCTTCAACACCTTGTACTCCACGTAATCCTTGTTCTCCTTGTTCTCCTTCAATACCTTGAGGTCCTTCAATTCCTTGTTCTCCTTGTTCTCCTTGTGGTCCAGTAAGCCCTTGAAGTCCTTGTGGGCCACGTGGTCCGGCAACACCATTGCTAGCTAGTTCAACTATAGAACCCACAGTAAATGTTCTTGTTCTAGGTGTTCCTTCGCCACCTTCTTCAACCATTTCTGTGCCTACTAAAAGATCTTGTATTTCCGGTGTTGCAGTGGGGTAACTGTATGCTATTGCCATTTTTTATTTTTTATATATTAACAATTCCACTTGTCTAACGCAAGTTTTTTTCTTGTTGGTTCTCCGTTTGGTTTTTTCATTGGGCCTGGCATACCAGACATTCTAGCGCAAAAAGATTTACGTCTCTTCGCGTCTTTACTGCCTGCCTTTAATTCCGATGGTTTTTTAGTAACCGCGGTTTGTAATTTAGATCCTGGGTTCTCTCTTCTATATGAAGCAACTCCTTTAGCATTTAATCCGCCTTTTGGATCTTTGCCTTCTTTGCGTGTCCACGCTGCTGTCTTTGCCATACTATTTTTTATTTGATTTATTATACTCATTAGTTGCGGCAATACCTGCGGTTGGCGCGGCATGAGCTACTAGGTTTTTTGTCAATTTTGACACAAGTGGTTTAGAAATACTTTTTGCAAGTTTTAAACCTTGACTAGCCGCCTTTGCTTTGCCTACTAAGGGTATTGCCCCCGCTATATCAAAAGCGTCTCCTATTGCTCTACTTGTGTTCCATTCATATCCTTTTTGGGATTTAACACCAATAGCAGAACCTGTCATTTTAGCTAAGTCTACAAAGCCTCTTTTAGCTTCCTTCCATTGACTAATGCCTGTTGGATCCAACAAAGATTGCACCCCAGCGTTAGGTTGATTTCTTTCGTAGTCCTGCCTCTTCTGTGTAGCCTTTTGAGAATCTTTGTTTTTAAGTATATTAGTTTCATCAGGTGACACTTCAGTATTGCCCCTGTAATAATGTGTTTCAGATTTACCTTCTTTGTTAAGGCTTTGCTTTGAAGTTACTTTTTTTGTAATATCTTGCTGAGGTGATTGACTCCTTAATTGAAAACCCATCTTATTTCTTCTTATCTATTTTATACTTCTTACCACTTTCCTTCTTAGTGCCTTCACCGTCATTCCCTCTATTCTGTTTTACAGATTCAAACCTACCATCCTTATGGTCATAGTCTTTCCCTTTATTCCCAGGACTCGCTCGATGCATTCTTTGAGAGTGCGCTTTCTTATTTTTTCTATCCTCAGTTTTAGCATAAGCCAAATCCCGCACAGCTTTTGCTTTAGCCGCAGCAGGCGATAATTTCTGTGCCATATCTTAATTTTAGTATAGTTATATACTCACGCAACAAACCTAAATCTTACGCATCGTAAAAACAGGGACGTTAGCCTACTACTATATAATATAACTAGCTAATGTCGCTATTCTACTTAAAGTAAAATATAATTTACAAAAGGACAGGTATTCGTAAACTGTATCTTACCTTGTAAAAAAAAATATAATAAAAAATTTTTTAGTAGCGCCGGCGTAGTCAGTGGTGGTGTTGAATGTGTATTGTCAGATATATATAATTAAGGGGCTACACGCGTATTTCATTTCCCGAATTCGTAAACGGAATTGAATCGGTTTCCGTGGGGGTGCCTTCCTTTTTTCGGGTTTCCCAAAACGGTTTGGGTTTTCCCTGGGAATCCTGGAAACGGTCTGGCTTTCCTGGCTGGTGTCGGCTGGTGCTGGTGTGGCATGCTGGTGCTTGGCGCCGTGTCGGTGTGTGTGCTGGTGTGTGTGTGTGTCGCTGCCGTACGTGTATGTGTGTGTGTCATGTGTATGTATGTGTACGTATGCCGTGTGATTGTTATGATCTGCTGCCGTGCGTATGTTATGATCTCGTGCGTATGTACGTTATTATGTACGATATGACACGATATGTACGTAATACGATACGTTTCCGTGTGGTGTGGTTATGTGCGTTATGTGGCACTATTACGTACGAATATGTGTACGATATGGCATTAACTCGTACGAATATGCGTTATGTGGCATTATGTTGTACGTATACGTCCAGGATCTGGCGTAATGCGTGTTAGTGCGCGTTATATGGCATCATGTTCCGTGTATGATTCCTGCATGATTCCGTTCCCGTGGGCAGGACTCCTGTGTGTGTGTTCCCGTTCCCGATTCGTACGATACGTAATACGATTACGTGCGGAGCACGCGCGAAGCGTGTATAGCAACGCGTATAGCATTTCCTACAGTACGAATACGAAGTGTATTTGATAATATATATGAATCTAAATAACAACTTAAATTAAATAAAATGACAAATCTACAAAAATTACAAGAAATCAAAAAACTTACAAATGATCAAGTATTGTTAGAATATATCAATGTTCTAATATCTATCGAATTAGAATATGAAAGTTAATCTACAATAAGAATACGAAGTACAATCGATAATATATATGAATATAAAAACAAACAAAATGTCAGATCAAGAATTAGAATTACTATGTCAAGAAGAAGAGATCTACGTACAAGCGTGGAGATCAAGCCTAACTCAAGAACAATTAAACCAACTAAACGAATACATCGCATGAAAAGATTAAATGATTTACATCCACAAACGAGACTCGACATGATCGAGGAAACAAGATGGCAATTCGGCCAAGAGCACGTGCAACATTGCATAGACACTAATGCTGAGATCAACGGCATGTGTGCATGGTCCAGGACTCGGCAAGGAGCTTCATACTGGGCATGGGTTGACTCCGAGGAGTTCGATCCAGCACTGAACTAACATAACGGAATTCGGTCCTTTAATCGGGATCTTTTTACTCCACTCGATGGAATTGGCAGCCGGGACCGTGCGAGCTTGCGAGCTACGCAACGCGTATAGCATTTACAGTCTAAACACGAGGTCAATTTGATAATATATATGTAAGTAACAAAGTAACAAACTAATTTAAATAAAAATAAAGTAACTTACAAAACCAATACGAATTGAATTTGATAATAATAATGTAAATAAATAACAACTTAAATTAAATAACTATGAACAATCAAGAATTATTACAACAAGCGATCGCTAAATTATCAACTGAAGAATTGGCTTTGATCTATCCACCGATCGAACGAGCTAACTTTGTAGTCAGAAAGAATTGGTTAGGCCGAAATCAAGTTATAACTTTCATCAACAATAAAAATCAGAAAGTAACTTACAATCACGATGAAGTTCTGAATGTTATGCTTCCAAAGCTATCAATAATGCCATGTTGGATTAAAAGACAATACTGGTCACAATCTACTGATATGCCAAGTAATGTCAGACATCTAGCTAAAATTGAAGTCTTAGAGTCTACTGAAAAGTAGGCTTTAAGCTCAAACAAAAATGCTATACATTTACAGAACGAATACGAAGTACAATTGATAATAATAATGAATCTAAAATAAACAACTATGCAATTAACAAATCTAGCTTACAAATTAGCCACTAAGCACGGCTACAAGTACACACGTACAACTGAATTCATGATCCTGAGCTATTCAGATCAAATCAAACTAAGTAACTTAATCAGATTTATACTAGAACAAGAAAGATAAGATATGATAACAAAAATAATCTTTGTATGGTACCTGATGACAGGTGCTATACACTCGGAAGGGTTCAACTCGGATCTAAGTCGTGAGCAATACACAATACACAAACAAGATAGGGAGTATCCTGATGTAACAATGCATGTCGAAAACGCATACAAAGAAGAAATTCTACACTGGATCGAAACTGGTAAGTTTGTATATGATGAAGATATGAAATAATATGTAGAAAAGTGCGACGTTAGCCTGCTATTAGTAGTTATAAGCAGCTAATGTCACTCTTTTTGCTATACACTATATTAGCCTGGCTTTGAGATAGCGCCGGAAGAGTAGACTCCGTCCTACAACACAGTTAAATTCAACTAAAATAGCGACGTTAGCCTACTATTATCTAGTATAACACCCTAATGTCACCTTTTTCAACGATCTTACACGGTAAACGTGTATAGCACCGCTTACAAAACGAACACGAGACCAATTTGATAATAATGATGTAACTAAAAACAACTACTATGAGCGAATATGAATTAATTGAGAGTAAAACGATCGTGTGGTGCAACCAAGATGACCGCTATGTCTACATCGAAAAAGTAGGAGACGATATTGTCGGACTAAATTTCATGCAAGGCGAAGAACTCGACGAGTTTAAAAGGTTCTTTTGCAAGAATTGCGTCGAACTAACTAAGTTCTACAATGCTATACACCGCTACCTCGGAGGCAAATGCGAGCTCGACCGTATCAACCAAGCTATATGGGCTTACCATTCATACCGAAATGACTAAGGCTTAGTGAAGTCAGGGATTATAACATTATCTCTTTAAAATCGATTAAACATCTATCCACCTTTACAAAACGAATACGAGAGTGATTTGATAATATAAATGTAACTAACAAAAACTAATTACTATGCAAGATTACTATGGCATTACGGAAGATGAGTATATATTTTACACCCAAGAAATGCAGTCTATGAATACTGCAATTACAGTGACAAATAAATTAACCTATAAAAACAAGTAAATATGACTAGAATAGAATGGATGCGCGGTCTAGATGAGGCGCTTAGACGAAAGATTATCGCTAGAATAGTCGATGGTAACGCCAATGTCGATTTTATCGATCAATGGCTGCAAAGTGATGTAGATATTAAAGAAGATGGTATTACTGGTGCATTTACATTTTCTACTACAAGAGAGGGTTTAACCTATTGGGAAAGAATTAACGCTAATATTAAATAAAGAAAACTATGGAAAGTGATTGTTGTGGGTCTTACGAATGGATGGAAGATACAGGTATCTGCGCTGAGTGTGGCGAGCACGCTGATTGGAATAACTATGAAGATGAAGAATAGTATGGAAGATATAATTGAATATACAAGAACATTACGTGACGGTACTACACAAGCTATGTACCGATCAAAGTGGATGAATCAAGAATATCACTCTGATAGCAGAGCAAATATTGAAGAATGGTTAAACGAGAAAGTAACTAATGTCGAGAAATACAAGGCTATTAGAGAAGCAGAAGATAAAGCAATCCACTCATTTTTTGAGGGTACATTAACAAGTAAAGATTAAGTTATGAAAGAAGGATATATAGTTAACAAAACTATCGGTACAGGGTTATATATTGAAGTGTACAACTACAAAGCACTCAATGAAATCAGTCATTATAGATATTTAACTAACCCGAATATCGACGTAGTAAACAATAGAGTAGGCGTGTGGAAAGCGAAATTAATTAAACAACAATAATATGGAATATAGAATTAGGATTACAGAGACAGCGTCTAGAGTGCTATACATCGATGCGATCGACGAACAATCAGCGGTTGATATTGTTAGCGAACAATACGGCAAAGGAGAAATTATATTAGACTATGATGACTACGACTGCACCGACATTGAAGCCTTATAATACTCTTACAGAACGAATACGAATTAAGTTTGATAATAATAATGTAACCAATACTAAACAACTATGAACAAAGAAAAAAAATCAATCAAGTTTTTAAAGAACAATTTTATTAAACTAAACGGTGTGCTATACACGCCATATCTTGTCGGTGATCTACCGTCAAAGTTCGGATTTATAACTAATGACGACGATCAAGACGGATATTCTGAGTGGTTCAATTTAAACGGTTTAACCTATATAATCAAAGACTAATGATAGTAATAGCGAACAATATGAAAGAAGCGTGTCAATATCTTGAAGAAAAGAAAGCACGTAACCGAGCAAACAGGATCAATGCAGTAAATACTGATGGCATGTGCAAACAGTTTAATAGCGATGATTATAAGCAAGTCAAGACTAAGATGAAGTCTTCTTACGGGGCAAAAGCAAGTGCATTCAGTAGAACAAAATTATGGAATCATTATAACCTAACATTAACAGAAATTAAAGAAAAATATTAATATGAGAAAAGTAGTAAATTTTGACAATAATACAGATATTGTAGATGTGAATACAATAACCGATAGTAGCAGTGTTGGTGTTAAATGGGAAAACGGTAGAAAGAATATAATTGTTAAAAAGAATGATAATGAATTTGGCGCAATGGACCTTAGTCACTTATCTTTATCGTATGCATGGACAAGACCAACTAAAAGAGAGTATATAATACAGGCGTTAAGACAGAACCCTGAAGTGTTTGTATTTGCGACTAAAGAAGAGTTATTAACTTGGTTTATTAAAGTAGATTAATATGACTATAGAACAATTAGCAATTAAAGAAACTGATAAGTTTAACTCATGGATGCGGAATACAATACAAAATGTAGAATATTGCAGCAATGAAAAAATGGTTGAAGGATATAACAGAGTATACAATAATTATTTAAGATTAGAATTAAGCTATGGTAAAAGACGAAATAAAAAGTAGATGGATTGCAATGCGAAATGCTAAAAATATTAACCCACAACTCTTGTATGACTATGCTATACACTGTGCCGGTTCCAAACTAACAGCGCAAGAATTTTCAGCTGGTTTACAATTCCAAGATATTAACGCAATGATCGATACAGTAGATCATGAATTAGAATTAAACATATTATACGATAAAAACGGACAATTTATAAAAGTAATACAGTAATGAGAGATATAGTAGACATAAGCCATTCCTCTAGCAGGACATTCGACGAATATTATTTTGATGTAACTTTAAATGCTGAAGAAATTACATTACCTGGTGGCGCGGTAACAATGGACGGCGAAACTTACGAAGGTATATTAACTGTAGTAGGCACTGACTTCGAACGTGATGAACAAATAACTATTATCTTTGATGATGATGATCTTGATGATGAATTATTAGAGAAGCTTGAGAAACTAGTGTTAGATCAGTTCTACAGACTGGATACGAATAACAATTGATAATAATAATGTAACCAATAACAAACAACTATGAAAAAACTAAACGGACAAGAAGCGTGGTTCTTAAAAGAAGGGCTACAAATATTACTTAAAGAATGGAGTAATGATATTAATGAACACGAAGCAAGTGGCGGACGCGGTATATTTACTGTAGCTTACTTAGAACAAATGGTAAAACAAATAACAAATACAGTAGACGACTTAACCCTTAAAAAACACAAACAATGATTTCAGAACAATTAGAAGTATTAAATACCATCACAGGTGATGATATGAACCAATTTTATGTAGTAACTTTATGGAATAATAGATTAGAATTTCAAGGTGACTTAACCCGTAAAACATTGGAAATTGCAAAAAAATTAGGCGTAACATTAGAATGGAACGAAAGCACCTTCGCTCTTACCGGAATCCGGTATACCGGATACGACGATAATATAAGAATATGTTTAACCGCAGATAAATAATAACTATGATAAATTTAAAGAAAGATACACCGTTACCAAAGTGGTTCAACGGTATGCTATACACTGACGGCGGCGAAGTTACTAATCCATTCAGCGGCTGCAGCATAGGTTTAACACCTGCAGAATTAAGTATGTATGACTTCATTATGGGTTGTGTATATATAGGCAAACAAGATCAAACCTTTCTTAAAGCATTGAATTGGTTTAGACGTGCAAATCCTGATGCATATATGGTTTTGCTCGATTGATGATAAATAATGGATACGTGGTGAAAATGGCAACATGACTCATAATAACTTGAGCGATGCAGGTTCGATTCCTGCCGGATCCCCAAATACTATTACAGAACGAATACGAATAATAATTGATAATATAAATGTAACTAAAACAAATTAACATGATAAACTTAAAAACAAATGAATTTATTCGCCAATTTGTCGGCGACACAGGTAAAATATTTAATATTACCTTTATTAAAAAAGATGGTACAACAAGATCTTTCAACGCTAGATTTGGCGTAGCTAAAAATCTTACCGGCGGTGGATTAGCTTATAGTCCTGAAAAACATAATTTACTAAAAGTATTCTCAATGGATGATGACGGCTACCGTATGGTTAGCTTATCAAATATCTTAAGAATCAAAGCTAATGGTGTAACAATTAAATTTAACTAAATATGGCAAGTTTACTCACTCAGAATTCCAAATTAAAAAAGACTAGTAAAGTATTAGGTCTTAAAGTATTTAACTTCGGTATACCCGCATATAAATCTGCATCTGGTAAATTGACTTGTCCTATGGCTGACGAGTGTGTAAAGTTCTGTTATGCTAAAAAGGGTGCATATATATGGGGTAATGTAAAACCTGCGTTCGAGAGAAGATATGAACTGACCAAAACATCAGATTTCATAGTTGAGATGAATGCGGAAATTCAAAAGAAGAAGCCTCAGTATGTGAGGGTTCACGACTCCGGCGATTACTATAGCAGAGAATATCTACAAAAGTGGATTCAGATTGCTATACACAATCCCGACGTCAGGTTTTACAGTTACACCAATATGGTTGAGTTACTTAAAGAAATAACTTTACCTGAAAACTACGACATCATCTATAGTATGTCTGGCAAACAAAAGCACATGGTTGATCTAAAAGTCGATCGCCATGCAAGAATCTTCCGTAACAGCGCTGAGCTACTTAAGTTTGGCTATGTTGATACAAGTGAAGTAGATCTATACGCTACTAGATGGTTTAACAAGACTAACAAAGTAGGTTTAATCATACATTAATAACCGGGGGCGACTGGATTTGACAGGCAACCACTAATTATTACAATCAGCCAGAGAGATAACTGTAAACTAAGGTGAATTTAATAAATGACAACAAAGTAATTTCGTTAGATGTTGACCAAGTTAACGCTAACATGAGCAAAGTTTTTTCATTGATTAACGCAGATGTTGAGGTGCTTATTGCAGCGTAAACATCGAAAGATTTCTCTGTTAGATTAAACAGAGTGGTGGAAACGTTAACTGACTAGTTAACCCCATAAGCTGTATAAATTGTAATAACCAAAGTTGTTTGGACGGGAGTTCGAATCTCCCCGCCTCCACTAATGCTATACACGGTCTTACAGACTGAACACGAATCAACTTTGATAATATAAATGTAACTAACAAACAACTTATGAAAACTACACTAACAGAACAATTAGAAGCATTTGAAAACGGTATATTTTTAGATAGCGATGGCAAAGAATCATGGTGCTACAACTTTTACGATTGGTTTTGCAAAGACAGAGTATTAAAATCAAAAGCAACTAAACTGTTTAACCAAACAAAAAAGTTTTTAAAAGCTAATCCACAAATCGATCCTAATACACATTGTGTATTCTTTAAAAACAATTGCCCTATAGTCGGCCCTTTATACGATGACTTTAGAATATGCGATATTGAAAACAGTGATGTACAATATACTGTAACCGGTAAAAGCGGCCATACCGGCAAAGCTGAAGTATGGGGTAGATCTAATAGCTTTAAAGAAGCAATCAAAACCGGTAAAACATTTTCTGAACTATTAAAACAATAACTATGAACATATTCTATTTAGATAAAGATCCAGACAAAGCAGCTACAATGATGTACAATAAACACGTTGTAAAAATGATCCTTGAATCAGCACAATTACTATGTACTGCACACCATGTGTTAGATGGCGATGATGCAGATGTACCTTACAAACCAACCCATAAAAATCATCCGTCAGCTATATGGGCACGAGAATCTGCTGACAATTACGCATGGCTATACTTTCACATGCTAGCGCTTGGCGAAGAGTATACTAAACGTTACGGCAAAAAGCATTTAACCATAACGAAGTGCGAAGATGTATTAAGCAATGTACCCGGCGGTATGTTAAACATCGGCGCTACGCCAATGCCTCAATGTATGCCTGATGAATACAAAGTTCCCGGTGACAGTGTAACTGCTTACTGGAATTATTATGAAGCTGAAAAAGTTAATGTACGAAATAGCAACGAAAATATAAGAACAAGACAAGATTATGCAAGAAATTAAAGAAGCAGCAAGCATGAAAGTATGGGCTAAACTATCTGCAATGATGGAAATAACCACTGATCCTAATGTCTATTGGAAAATGGATATAGAAAGACAAGCTCAGTTAAGAGAGCGAGACTTATTTGAACAAAAAGTATGGAGTTATATATTAGAATTAATAGAAAAAGATAATAAACTATGAAAATTACAATAGAAAGTTACGGAAAAACACACACAACAGAATTTGATAGTGACGATGTTACAATGAGTGAATACATAGATACATTCTACGCATTATTAATTGGGGTTACATTCCATGAAAATACAATTATTGAAGGGTTTAGAGATTTTTTAGAAGAAAAAGATTTTTATAAAAAAGAAGAAATATGAAAATATGGCACATCTCCGATACTCACACGTATCACGACTTATTAAAAGTACCTAAAGGCATTGATATGGTAATACATTCTGGCGATTGTAGTAATCCTAGAGATCCATACAATAACGAGCCTGAGGTTAGAGAATTCATTGACTGGTATAAAGAGTTATCACCTAAGTATAAAATATATGTAGCTGGTAACCATGATTCTAGCATTGAAAAGAAACTAGTAACTAAAAAAGATTTTGAAGACAACGGTATTATATACCTAGAAAATGATTATGTTACCATTGAAGGTATTAAAATATTTGGTTCGCCTTATACACCTAACTTTGGTAATTGGTCCTTTATGAGAGATCGAAATAAACTTGATCGATTCTGGTGCAGTGCTATACACAATGATACCGATATTGTTGTTACTCACGGCCCTCCTAAGGGTATTTTAGACAAGTCTGAAACCCGTGAAGGCTTAATGGAATGCTGCGGTGATAAATCTTTACTTAATAAGTTATTAGAAGTACAACCTGCATATCATTTATTTGGCCATATTCATAACTGTAGAGGTGTTGTTAATGCTGGAATGCAAAAGTTAAGTGTATGTGATACATTCTTTAGCAATGGATCGGTGGTGACTGATGGAAAATTTGGAAAATTAAGTAGTAACGGTAATACATTAGTAATATGAAAGCAATATTAGAATTTAATTTGCCCGATGACCAAATGGAGTTTAATAGAGTGAACCAGTCAATGGATATGGCTTGTGCTTTGTTCGATATATTAAACCTACGTAAACGTTTATCAGGGCATTACGACACATTCACTGACGAAAATATACCTGACGCTTATGATGCGCTATATAGAATGGCAGATGAAATAGCAGAGATACTTAACGACCATAATATAGTCATTGATAAATTGATAGATTAATGAAACCAATTCACAAGTTTAACAACGGACGTGGCGCAACATTATGTCACTGTTGCAGTAAAATTATAACCACAGGTTTTACACAAGATTTATTTTGTGATGAAATCTGTGATAAAAAGTACTATGTTAAAGCAAACTGGGATATAAAAGAATTTTATGAACAGATGGATAAAGAAGTCCATCAAAATAGAGGTAACCTAAACAAATAGTCTTACAAAACAAATACGAATAACAACTGATAATATTAATATAAACAAACAAACAACTAAAAACAATGGAAAAAATTAATGATCTTTTTGATGTACAAATAGCGAAAACTATAGATGCTTATCCAAGTATCTTTTCTAAAGACGACGTAATAACGTTGTTATCCAGTTTAAGAACTGAATCTCTGCATGCTATACACGAAATGTTACCGCAACCAAGCGCTTATCTTATTGATGAGGAAAAGTTCCAAGAGTTCAATGCAGCTGTTAGAAGCAAGTTAGAATACTTCTTAGATCGTACTAATACAGAAGTTATTGATTATGACTCTGCTGAGTTTAATGTTAACTATGATAATAGAATTGAGTTAGAAAACATCTGTCTTAATAACGATGCTATTACAGAAGAATTAGACGATATATTATTAACTCAGTGGCAACTTGTTTACGGTGATCTTAAAACAGATGAATAGTATGTCAGATGAAGATATTGAGAAAATTGCATCGAGCGTGTTTCAAAAACTACTGGCGAAGCAAGAAGAATGGGACAAGCACTATCATTATTCGTCTGATCGCCAGGCACTTATAGATCAAGTTACTGCGCTGAACATAATTAAAGCGCAGTATATTGCGGATGAGAAATACGAACTAGTAATAGAAATAACAGGTAAAATAAAAGCTATAAGCGATGAACTTGCAAAAAATAATTAGGATGAGTAAAATAAAAGAATATATAATGGATATGAATGAAGAAAGATCCGAAGGAAAAATAATATATGAAACGTTATATGGAACTTATGAATATGAAAAGAGTGACGTAAGCTAATTAATATAATAAGTAACAGGCTAATGTCACAGTATCAAAGAAACTTAGAATACTTAAATAAAACAAGAGTGATATATAAACAATCTCCTATAAATGATAAACCAACTGAGAAGTTTGAATGGGGTGATTACTACGAAAATGGAACTGATGAATGTTATGATCTATTTAGAAGTAAAGCTAAGATTCCCACATATAAGTCTTTGAAATGGCATCTATATGTTTTATGGTATCTTAATACTTCTATGGATCAAGATCAGTTTGTTAATTTAGCTAAGTTCATTGCAAATAAGAATAACGGATTTGTTACCTTTAATGTTAATGAAACTTTACTACAAAGCATGATATACGATGTATCTCTTCAGGATCTAGAAACTCCACCGTTTAATAAGACTAGAAAGATTATATTCAATGACAAATGTAAATTGAGTTTAAGTGAAAAACTTTCTATTGTTGGACAGATGATTGGTAAAACTAAGAAAGTCTCTGAGAATGATATATATGATATGATGTTATATCTTAACGATGCTGGTGTAAAAATCACGGTTGTTAAGTTAGCTAATGAATTAGGATGTACAACTAGAACAATACATCGTAATATGAGTAATGAATTAAAAAAAGAAAAAGAACTATTAAACAAGAACCTATGACACTTGAAGAACAAGTTAGACCACACGCTTTATTATGGGATTGCTATAATGATGAGCCAGAAAAATATAACCATACTAATAAATTAATAAAAATAGCAGATGAATTTGCTATTGGGT